ACTGCGCGCCGAACTCGCTAAACAAAAAGGCCCGTGGTAGTCCTTAGTGATCACAATTTCGTGATATGCGTATCCTTAAGGACAGGTATGCAAAAATAGTTCTTGCAATCCTTTAGGACTGTGCTAGATTAAGCATCGTTGAAACGTTGGAGAACGAACATGGCACTCAGAAAGACGACTATCGCAAAAGAGGCATTGCGACAGCTTGAAGCTATTCGCGAGCTTGCTACGGAAGGGCGTTCATGGGCCTTTCACGCCAATTCCGCCAACAACTACATGCGATCGGTTGTTGCGGCGGGATGGGTACTCCCCGACTGGATTATCAAAGACTGGCGATTCCTACGTACGCAAGGATGGACCGTTGATTATTTCACCAATTGCAAGTGACGCACGTTTATACACGTTAAAAAATTGTGGCGAAAACGACAGGTCAATATGAACGAACATGAAATCGTCCACGGTTCGTTCATGGGTATTTAGTATGGCTCGGCGTACGTACGCACAGGTAATCGCTGCGGCGCAGACAATTCTCAAACTATCACAAAATGTTTCAAAACAGAACGGACCGCGTACGTACGCCAAAAACCGAATTGACAATCCCTTAGGACTGTGCTAAATTGAGCATCGTTGAAGGACGGGGTGATTGCAGGAAACCGACAAGCAGACGGACGCACCGAGGGGAACGCCAGAGCGACTGCCCCAAGGGAATGAACCGAAGCCCCCCACCGGACCCTGCAATCACCCCGTCCTTTAACCACCCTCACAAACGTTGGAGAACGAACATGTGGACAGTTCGCCTAGGTGCCTATTCGCTTGAACAAGATCAGGTCGGCAAAGGGTGGCACGTTGTGCATACTGAAAGCTTTCCAACCGCGCCGGAAGCCTTGACGGCTCTCAACGCTAGTTTCGGAAAGCCGGGAATCACAACTTATGAAATCGTGTCGCCCGAAGGGAAAGCGCTCGCGCTAAATGATGCGTACCGTACGCACTATGGCGAAGAACCCATTTATTCAAACAAGGGTTACCGCTACCCGCGGCAACGCAACCTTAACTCTAAATGAAACGTTGGAGAACGAACATGATCACACTAGACGATGGTCGCGTGTTCCCCTCTTTTGATGGCAAGCCGCTGTCATGGGATATTGGCTCAGTATGTACGCAAAAAGACGAAAGCGAAGGTTTTCCCCGTACACGCGCCGTAATCCAGGCAATGCGCGAATACCGGCCCGAACAGCTTGAACGTGAGCGTAGATTGTATCTCAAACACAGCTTCGACCGGATATTTGGGCACAATGCTCGCAAGCTGTTGGCGCTAATCGAAAACTGAACTCAAACGCTGGAGAGTGAAATGAAACTCGGAACTGAGGCACACCGCGAGGCGCTGGCAACTGACAATGCTTGGCAAGCCGAATTGGTGAAAGCATTCGGCAAGCACGCAGGTGACATGCGCTATCAAAGTCCTGGGAAGGGTGATCCTGGCACGGCACTACGCGCGGCTTATGAAGCTCGCATGGCCGCACAAGCACGCTGGCACGCAGAATGACCGTACCGGTTTCCCCTCAAACGCTGGAGAGTGAACATGGAAATCAACGTAACGCACATGGCCGAGAAGCACAAATGCGATGATCGTTGCATCAACGCCACCGGCCGCGTCATGAAGTGCGAGTGCTCTTGCGGCGGTAAGAACCACGGCAAGGGCGCCTTCAATTGCTCCCATGGGGCCTAACCCGCTTTCTGTTGGTCTCGCCGAAGCAAAGCACGCATTCGTCACAAAGACGTACATTCAACCTGCGGCGGAGGGCTGAAACATGAAATATGTATCTGAGGAAGCCTTCAACAAAACAATTGACTTGATGAACAAGCGTCGAGAGTTACTAGAACAAGCCCGCAACCCAAAGCTTACGCTGGCGCAAAAACTTGAATTGCGGCGGCAAGCGCTAGCAATCGATCCGATGGATACCTGAACATGGCACGTGACCGCTCGACTGGCATGCAAGATCGGTCCGCGTGGACACGCGTCGCGGAGGGGCCGAAATTCCTCCGCGGACGTGACTACTCGCATTTGATCGAGTTCAGACGGCCATGTTCTACCTGCGGAGAAGCGTTCTCAATCTTCGTCACGTGTCGCATCGCAGACGGCGAAGCGGACACCAACTCATTCGGCCTGATCAATTGCGACGCGCACAGGCGTACGCGAAAAGTAAAAAGAATGCCCTGGGAGATTTGACAGCCATAGGGAAACGGCGTTCAAATCCAAGAACTGATTCGCTTGCGGGGGACTCTATGAAAGCGTTCATGCAGTTTTTTAAGCCGCCCGGGGCGGCATCGTCGCCGGAAGATCGCGTGCGCGTCGCTTTTAATGCCATGGCGACCGTGCTGCTCACCGGGCTTTCGGCGAACCCTGAAAGCACGGTGGCCATGCGAAAGCTAATGGAAGCGCAGGATTGCGCGTTGCGTGCGTTGGCGTTCAAATCAGAAAGCTGATTCGCAACAGAATAGCCCCCTGGGCGGTCTTGGATTCCGTCCAGGGGGCCCGAATCATACACTCGCGAGCCACCGCGAATGCATTCACTTCCTACTGTAACAGAACGCCCGGCGCAACCCCCTCGCGCCCCATTAAAGCATGCTTTTCCTGCCACAATGCAGGCGTTTTGGGACGCCTCGATTGCGCGCGGCCTGTTCCCGCTTGCAATAGCGCCCGGAACTAAACGACCGATTGGCGAGGGCTGGAACTCCTGGACGATGCCGATCGCACATCCAGGCGCCGGCTCCATCGGCTACCGCTGCGTTGACCGCGGGCTAACAGGCTTTGATACCGACGTGAGCGAGCCAATCCTTTCAGCTCGGCTTCTGGCAGCCTTCCGCGAGGTCCTAGGGCCTAAGATTCCCGTGCGGTGGGGTAACAAGCCCCGGTTTCTTATCCCCTACTTTTTGACTGACGCGCCGGTCAAAGGCTGCACATTCGAATTTGCGACTGGCGAGAAGCTGCAGCTTATCGGCGGTCAGTTTGTCGCCTTCGGCCCGCATAAAGACACCGGACAGCCGTACGAATGGGAAAATTGGGATAGCGAATGGCCACGTCTGACGAAAGCGCAGGTGCTCGACGTGCTGGCGCGCGTACCTGCCATGGCCGGCACGTCGCTCCGCATGCACGCCGAGCACGAGACATGCGACCTGGCAGAGCTGCAAGAGGCCACACCGCAAACGGAAGATGAATGGCAAGCCGGGCGCGACGCTTCCATGCGCTATCTCGGCATGCTGAAACAAGAATTGATGGGAAGATGGGAGGGCCGCGGCTCAACGATTTTCGCGATCGTGGGCGTGCTCAAATTCGGCGAAATGACCGGCTTGTGCACGCGGGAACAAATCGAAGGCGCCGTGATCGAGGCGGGCCATACTTTAGACGAAGGCCACGGCGGACGCGTGCTTGGCGAGGAGATAGCGCGGCACGATTCGTTGCCCGTACTCCGCGGCAACCTGATCATGGGTGCCATTATGGCCAGGCGTACATTAAAGCATGCTTTTTTAGAGGCGCAACGAGCGCCGACCTTGGCCGGATGTACGGGCTTTGAGCTTTCACTAAATGACGACACTGCGGAACTGCCGTGGCTGCTTTACCAAAGGATTCTATGCGGCGAGGTCCATTTGTTCACTGGCCACTCGGGGGCCGGCAAATCAACTGTGGTCACGGATATAGTCTATAGCTACCTGACTGGCACCGCATGGCTTGACGCGGATGTGGAGAAGACTGGCGGCCATGTAATGTGGATCGCCGCGGAGGATGATTACGGCACCGAGCGCCGCATGCGTCATCTTCTCAGGCAGCATCCTGACGGCCTTGCGCTCGCACAGCGGTTCCATTTGATTCGCGCAATTACTGAGCCCCTCGCCTTCGAGCAGCAATGCATTGCCCTGATCCAATCAATGGCGGCCATGGGCAAGCGCACCGACGTGCTCGTGCTGGATACCTGGGGAGCTTCGGGCCTGTGCTTTGCGGATAACGACACGGAAGCAGTTCTCAGGGCCATGTTCATCCTAAAGCTGGTAGCGCGCCGTACGGAAACAGCATTGCTGATCACGGACCACTTGCCGCTCGGGAACGAAGACGCGTGGCAAAAGGGCAACGGCGCCAAGTCGGGCAACAGCGGATTCGTCTATCGCATCACGGCTGGCAGGCAAGAACAGATTTCAATTGATTGCGGCAAGGCCCGCGGCGCTCCGAAGGCAAAGAGCTATGCCGGCCGAATCGTTTCGGAACCGTACGGGACTGATCGCAAGGGCCGCACAACCACCGTCAACGTGTTCCGACGCGAAAATGTTGTGAAAGAAGCCGAACAAACAGCGCCGATCCGCCTCGCTGCGATGTTGCCCGGCGCTGTGGCAGAGGGTATGGACGCCTTGCGAGGTGGGCAGATTGTCAAGTTTGAAAGTGTCAGCGAGCTGGGGAGCAAATTGGCCGATGACGAAGTTCCGGGCCACGTCGTCAACCGCGACGCAGCGTTCCGAATTTTCGGCAAAGATGGACTAAAAGGCTTGCTCGACTCGGGCTATTTACGTACAATGCGAAGCGCTCCGTACTATGCCGTTTACTCGCCAGTGAATGGCCATACAAAGCATGCTTTAGTTATGCCGTGGGCAATAGAGCTACCGAAAAACGGACCATGGAGCTAATCAGATGAGCGTTGGATCACACCCGATTGATATCGACGACGTGCCTGCACGCTATGACGACCTTCGACTTGTTTTTCGTCGTCATCCTTTTATTGCCGACACTATCGATAATCTAATAGACACTGCTGTTGTCAATCACAATTTCGACATGCCGTTCACTGCCGGCTATAGTCGGTCTTGGCCTCCGCGTTACTATATTGATCGCCACGTCCCTGAAATGGTCCGTTTGCCAGTTTCCTCGCACAAAGAACTGTTTCGCATTTCTCGTTTTCTTCTTTGTCACGAAGTAACAGAGGTTGTGTTGCAACGTAAATTGTCCGTGCCGCACGAACGCGCCCATCATCTCGCTACTGCGGCTGAGTACCACGAAGTAAAACGCAAGAATATCAACCTTTTTGCTTATCGAACTTGGATGGCAAAATGGGTGAAGGCCGACGAAATACGTGCTAGTCGTACTCCGTACCTTCGCATTCCAGCCGATTTCGACACGACACCCATTGAAGCCGATCGTTCTGCCAGAGGCAGCATGCTGCTTGTACGCGTACGGGAAGCCATGCAATGACAATAAACAAAGACGGTGAGTTCGACGGCGTGTGCGCGTGCGGCAAGAAAGAGAACGACGGCATACGGTGCCGTTTCGGAGCGACGCATAAAGTACCGCCTCCACGCGGTATGCCGTGGGAAACAGAACCGCGAAAGGCCATGCCATGGGAGCTTTAAGACAAACACGTACATGCGTCACTCTGGAAGTGTCCGCAATGACGTACGCGGAGATCGCCGGAAAACTCCGCGTTGCCGGCTACAATCACGCCTTTGACCGCAATGGCGAGATTGATATGCACGGGCTCGCGCTTGTGAAAGCCCCGGAGGCAGAGCCGGGCGAACAGTTCAATGAATTCTGTCGGGAGCCGCCATGCGCGTCGGATGTGTGCCGTCGTCAACGAAAATGTATGTACGCATGAGTATGCCATGGGAACAACCGGAAGCTGACGACGTAGCGGCGACCGTACGCGCGTTACAAGCGGACCTACAGTTCATGGTCAGCCATACAGGCATCCTCGTACGGAGTAGCAATGAAGCGCTTCGTATGGTTTTCAATACCGAACGCGGTCAGAGTATGCCAGACCCGCTCAAATGCACGTTCCGGGAGGGGACGGTAATGGAATTCCAAGACATTGGGATGCCACAGCCCGGAGTGCCGACGAAAACCATCAAGGACATAGTAACGACAGCACTAGAACAAGCGTTTGCGTTAGGGTTGCAACCATGACCGTTGTCGCTTCTAATTTCGCGCGAAAGCCAAACGACCTCTACGAGACGGAGCCTTGGGCAACGCGCGTATTGCTGCGCCACTTTCCATCCGTACGCGGCCGTAAAATTTGGGAACCGGCCGCCGGCAATCATGCAATTGCGGACGTTCTATCGTTCGAGGGCGCAGACGTGTGCACGAGTGACGTGGCAACGTACAACAAAAAGCATGTTTTCATGTACGACTTCCTCGCAACGCCGACTGGCGGGAGTGGAGCAACTGAACGCGACATAGTTACTAACCCGCCATACGGGCCGCACAATCGTGACGCAGCGCGATTCGCACGCTTGGCACTCCAGCGCACCGCCGGATGGGTGGCGCTCTTGCTTACGGCCAAATTTGACTTTGGCAACACGCGGTGTGATCTATTCGCCGACAATCCGCGATTTGCATTCAAGATCGCGTTAATCGACCGCATACAGTGGTTCCCGAGCAAAATGCAAGGAACGGAAGACCATGCGTGGTTTTGTTGGGGGCCGTTGTTCCAGCCACCGCCACGTCTCTACTACGGAGGGAAAGAATAATGCGTTACTGGCCGATTAGTTCTATCCGCAACTGGCCGTACTTGGCTCCGGAGGTCGTAAGAGGGTTGGATACGGCTCTCGCAACGCGGAAACTAACGCAAGATTGTTATAGAGCGTGCATTCGTGCATGTGAATTCGTGCCGGCCGCACCCGTCGGATTAGTCTTGATTAAAGACGAAGGTTCGTTACCAAAGCATGCTTTTTTAAAGCGACCGGAGGCGACAGAACTAAGTCACTTAGAACGTTCTTGCGTGTTTGAAAATTTTGATGGTGAAATGTTCCTTATGGTCAGCGCGTTGCACTGACACTTGACACGAACGTACGTACGGTGTACAACACATGAATCGGAGTGAATCACTATGGCCCTAACCACCCCAAACAGCGAGCTAGCTAAAACGGTCGGACGTGACTGGCTCGAAAACTACATGAAATCTTTTGCGCCGCACGTCCGATCGGAACGCGCCACGAGCAAGATTGTATCTGCGCTTTTCATCGATGCGCTGGCAGGCACTCTTGCCCTTACAATCGCAGGACGGCAAGACAGCGAAGAAGAAATCCTAGGCGCTGCAATAGATTCACTACGAGATGCTGTGAGGCGCGACCTTCGACACCTCGGGGAGCTTGGACACAGATGACATTCTATATCGTGCGCAGTAAGAGACAAAAGGACGCTGGCCAGGGCGGTTACTTTGCGTCCCCGGACCTCGGCAGGGCGATCGACATTGCTCAATCCGAAGCTTCAAAACGATCCGAACGCATGTATGTTCAGGTTTGGAAACCTGCAACAAACTCAAAACGTAAGTACGTTCAAAAGAGGCCGACGCGCTAAAATGTTCGTCCCGCGTAAACATCAAATCGAAGGCGTACGGGCGCTAACCGAATACCCTGAACGTTTCAGCGTCGTCGAAGCATGCGTGGCCTCCGGCAAGTCAGCCATGCTCGGCATGCTGGCCGCCCACTATCAGCAACACGGTCGCATTCTCATTGTCGCTCACAACAAAGAACTGGTGGTTCAAAATGACAAAGCATGCCGAGAACTCGGGTTGCGCCCTGGCATCTGTAGCGCATCCATCAGCACCAATGCCTTTGCCCGGATCACAGTGGGAACTGTCGGAACGATCATTAACCGAACACACCTTTTCCGTGACGTGGTGGCAATTCTTGTGGACGAAGTGCACCGCGTACCGCCCGCCAAATCTTCGCAGTACAGAGGGCTTTTCGATAAAATCAAAACTGCCAAAGTTCACGGCTTGACAGGTACGCCGTTCCGGGCCGATGGGACGGGTGATCTAGAGAAAACATTCGGTCCTGTCGTGTACAGGTACACATTCTTAGATGCACTCCGCGACGGCTATGTTAAGCCGTTAGTGCCTGTTGACGCAGGCGAAGACGAAATAATCGATGTTGAGGGGCTGAAAACCATAAGCGGTGACTTCGATCTGGAAGAAATGGCGCCCCGTGCAATAAAACTTGCTCCAAGTCACGCAAAGACCATTTTAGATGTCATGCAGAAATTCAACCGACGCCGTGTACTGGTTTTCTGCTGCAACATAGCTCATGTTGACAAACTAGAATCGGAGTTCAAACGCCATGACGCTGCTACTGCCGGAGTGCACTCTAGATCGATTGTGGGGAAGCGCGACAAAGCCGTGGATGCCTTCCGGGCGGGGCACGTTCAGATTTTGGTGTCTTGCAACATGTTCACCACTGGCTTTGATGTACCCGACATTGATTATCTTGCATTTTGCCGGGCCACCAAATCGGCAGTCTACTACGCGCAAGGTTTGGGACGTGGCGCTCGGATAACGCCGTATGCTGCAAATTGTCTCGTTTCGGATTTCGGTGGAAATATCGAACGGCACGGTGCGCTTGATGCTGTTGTCGCGACTCCGGGTCGAATGCTCACATGCGAGCGCGTGTTTGCGGATGATTGCCTATGCAACTGTTCGTGGGAAACTTGGGAGCATGGGCGGACGTGCCCTGCTTGCGAGACAGTCCATAAAAGCGCTCCCAAGTGTAAGCAATGCAGCGAACGTTTTGATCCTTACTACCACGGCATGCTATGCCCCCATTGTGGCGCGCAGCAAGCAGCAATTAAACAGTGTGCCGCATGTAGCGAACCGTACGCTGCATTTCTGCACCCTACTTGCCCCTTCTGCGGCTACGACAATGCAGTAGAACAATCGCCTGGCAAAGACCTAAAAACCCGTGGGGGAGCTAACGAAGCGGTGACAGTGGCCAAGATTATCGAATCAGAACCGTGGCAAGCGGTTGTTTCTCCGCCAGTCAAGCAATCCGGCGGCGGGTGGCTGTTAACAACCAAATTCGCAACTGCGATCTGGCCTTACGAGCACCTCCCACAACCGCATTCGGTATTCCTGAAACGTGCACAGAACGGACGCTACATGGCTGCAGGCATTTACGACGTTAACGGCGCAGTGCATCAAAAATAAAGACGTACGTCTGCTTGCGTACCATAGCAAACAGTGTCATACACGCGTTGTGTTGATTCCATCAACGGGAGCAAGGGAAATGAAACTTGAATTCGGCAGTATCGAGGAAGTGAAAGAGTTCGTAGCGGCGCTCAAAGGCACACGCGGCAGGAAAGGCGATGGCGACGGCGAGGCCGGTCCGCAAGCTCCGGCGCCTGTGATGCCGCCGGCGCCGACCGCAGCTACCGCGTTCCAAGGCCCCAGCGCTGCGCAGGGCTTCATGCCCGCAGCGGCCCCCTTCCCGACCGTCGCGACGGCAAGTGACCCTATTGCTGCACTTGTTCACCGGATTAGCGCGGGCATCGACACGCAATTGGCACGGGGCTCGGACCCGAACAATGCGTTGACGTGGTTCCGTCAACAGTGCGGCCCGGAGGCCGCCACGGCCACGATGGATCAAATCAAAGCGGTGTTCCTGCCGCGGCTGCCAGTGCCGGCGCTGGAGAATATTGCGAAACTGACTGGCGCATAAAGCATGCTTTAGGGGCGTTCCATGGGACACGATATTTTCAACGCATCGTCCGCGGCGACTTGGCTCGAATGCTCATGGAGCGCCCTTAACGCCGTTCCAGAACCACCAAAGAAAGCGAGCACACTTGCCGCGGCCGATGAAGGCACGCGAAAGCATGGCGTTCTGCTGAATGACGCGAGCATGTTTTTCGGGGAGCTACCCGACGATGCCACGGACGAAGATTACGAAAACGTGGGTTGGGTAGCAAGCTACGTCAAGCAGCTCGAACGGGGCGCAATCCAGTTTGAATTGCGCGTAAAGATCGCAGATAACTGCGGCGGAACCGCCGACCTTTTCAACTCACATCCGAACATCGCTACAGTACTGGACGCCAAATTCGGCAAGTGGGACGTTCCCGCATTTCACAACAAGCAATTGCTGACATACGCCGCCGCGTTGCTGCCGCAGTGCAACGCTGAATGGTGGCGACTTGTGATCTTCCAGCCGAACGGCTTGGATGACGATGACGACCCTTTTAAGCAGTGGATTGCCCACCGCTCCGAGGTAGAAGCACACCGGGCTCGTGTGCTGCGTGCTATCGCGGATCGCAGCGCCCCGAGGCCGGGGCCGCATTGCCGTTGGTGCAAGGCATTCCAGGCTTGTCCGGCGATGGCATCCGACGCGGCTTTCACCATAGGCGCCATGTCGCGCCGGCCGGAAGACCTGACAACTGAGGAACTGGTAAGATTGCTTCGACTGATTCGCGCCCTGGGGGACGTGAAGCCAGTCTATGAAGATGCTTTGACAGTTCAGTTGAAACTTGGCCGTGCGGCGGAGGGCGCTACGCTAAAGCCCGGCCGAAAATGGCGTTCGTGGAATGATGATAAGCAAGCGGCTGAATACTTACATTCTCGTTACGGAGCGAAGGCGATAAAACCCGTATCTCCGAAACAAGCTGAACAACTTGGCGTAGAGGGCAAAAAATACGCCGCTATTGCTGCTCACACTCCCGAAGCGGAATTAAAAGCGTTCTACTGAATGACACCGCAACAACGATACCGTGCAAAGCACCCTGATAGGTGTCGAGCTTCGCGTCGAGCGAGCTATGCGAAAAACCCATCGACAGAGCTTGCTAGCTCAGAATTATGGAGACAAAAGAATCTTGCCAAAGTTAATAAAACTCGCCGCGAACTATACGCAGAAAACATTTATCAAGAACGCGCTTACGCGGCAGCAAAACAAGCGGCTCGCAGAGCAAATGACGGAAACGTGTTTACGGAAGATGACGTACATCTAATTTGGGAACTACAAAATGGACTTTGCTTCTACTGTGACGCAGAAACAAACGGCAGAATAGAGCACACTGACCACTTCATACCGCTGATTTTAGGCGGCTCAAATGCTAGGTTTAATATTGTAATCGCATGTCAGCGATGCAACTGTAAGAAAGGCGGAAAAGCACCGCTCCAATTCATGGGCTTTGCTAAATTCAAATTTCCGCCTCTTTGGCACGAACAGGCTTGACTCTGGGTAGCGTAAAGCGTAGGCGTACATACGTTGACAAACTGGCAAAAGGACTAAATAACATGGCAACCGGCAGACAGTATGAAGCAGCAACCGTGTTCAATGCGCGCATTGTTGACCTTCGCCACCTTTGGGTTCCCAGCGATACGTATCAAGGACAGAAAACGCAGAAGCCCAACTTTTTCGCATCGTTCATCGTGCGGAAGACTGCGCCACAATGGCACATGGAACCGGCACTCGCGGGTATCGCCCAAGCGTGCGGTAACCTCTTTCAGAAAAATCCGCATATCGTGTCGTGGCCCGTCCAAGACGGTGACGTGCCGAGCCCCACTGGCAAACAGTCCGAGCACATCAAAGGGCACTGGTTGTTTACCGGGTCCAGTAGTAACTCGCCATCGGTGGAGCTAGCGCAGCCAAACGGCACTCTCGTAAAGCTCGCGAACCGCGTCGGCGTGAAACCGGGCGACGTTGTGATGGCTGGCGTCACTGCGGCCGTCAAGCAGAACGACCCGCGCGGCGTCAAGTTGTACCTCAATGCCGTCGTGTTCTGCGCTCCGGGCGAAGAAATCGTGTTCGCCAACTCCGTCAGTGGCGCGGAGCTGATGGCGCAGGCCCAGAAGCAGGGCTTGCGAATTGCCGGGTTTTCAGGCTCTCCAGGTTTCGGAGGCGGCGGGTTCGCACCCCAACCGGGGCCGTTTGGAGGGGCGCCACAGCCGGGTTTTACGCAGCCCCCGCAAGGGGGGTTTGCTGCGACACCGGGCAGCCCTGCACAACCGGGTGCACCGGCCCCGTCTGGAGCGGCCGCGGTTGGGACTGCATACCCTTCTAACCCTGCTCCAGGCGGCTTCCAGCCGCCACCGGCATTCGCACCACAAGGCGGGGCGCCTCAACCGCAAGCGTGGCCGCAGCGATAGAGTTCCTCCCAGCCTTGGCCTAGGGTTCCGGCCCTAGGCTCTTTTTCTGAGGGGGCTTACAGTGATCCCCGATAGTCTCCTAGCTGACGTGGAAACTCGGTCTCGCGTCAATCTTAAGGCGGCCGGCGCGCGACGGTACGCAGCGGACCAATCTACGCAGGTTACGACAGCTACGTGGATATTTCGCGGCGTTTTAAAAACCGCATGTACAGTGCATCCATTCCTAGGGACACACGAGATTCACGAACTCTATAGCGATATCCGGCAGTGCCAACGCTTTGTGGCGCATCATGCAAATTTCGACGTTAACGTGCTACGGCGCCAAAATCCGTTCATTGAGATTCCGGTCTCCAAAATTGACTGTACGATGGCCCGTGCACAGTGCCTCGCACTGCCTGGCGGTTTGGACGAAGTATGCACGGCACTCGGAATCCGCGGCAAAGACCCACAGGGTCGTGCGCTTGTCATGGCGACATGCAAACCGCAACGCAACGGAGCATTCAACGAAGATGTTGAAACGTACCGACGATTGCTTGCCTACAACGTACAGGACACGCGTTGCCTTCAAGAGGTAGACAGCCGGCTGCCGCTGTTGTCGCCTTCCGAGCGATTGATTTTCGAGCGTACATGGCGGAAGAATGAAACCGGACTGCCTATCGATATTCATTTGGCGACCGCAATTGCGCTCCGGCGAGAGGAGATTGAACAAGAAACGACACTGAAACTCATGGAGATCACGAGCAACGCCGTAACCAAACTGTCGCAGCGTCAACGCATTATCGATTGGTGCAATGGCGGAAACCGTGCCGCGGGCTTGACAGACACGCAAAAGCACACGATTGCCGACAAATTGACTGACGAAAATCTGCATCCCGATGTACGTCTAGTCCTAGAGCTACTACGAGACGAAGGAGGTTCCGCGCCGCTCAAAGCACAGTCGCTTTTAGACCGACACGTCGATGGCTGGTACAAAGATGCAACACGCTATTTCGGAGCGCGATCGGGCCGCGGCACGTCCGAGGGCGCCAATATGTTCAATATCGCAAGACCGTCCGGCAAGCACGACGGCAAAAATGGCCGCCCGTCAATCGACAACATAATAGAGCGGCTAAAGCAGGGGCACACATCGCTAGGCAATATCGCCCTGACAGATTGCCTCCGCGGCTGTATCGTCGCGCCACGCGGCTGGTACATCTGCAATAACGACGAATCAGGAGCCGAGCTGCGCATCGCACTGTGGCAGGCTGGCGATGGCGAACGTTTAGGCATCTTAGCCGCCGGTAAAGACCTTTACATGCATAACGCGCGAGTTTGCTTAGGACTTCCTGAAACAGCGACTAAAGACACGCACCCGAAAGAACGTCAAACATTCAAAAGCGTTACACTCGGGGGCAACTACCAACTAGGTTGGCGTACGTACCTCGCATTTCTGATAAAAACCGCCGCAGAAAACGGGCTGAAGAAACACGAACTTACCGAAAACAAGGCGCGGACTGACATTGAAGGCTATCGCCGCGCGAATCCGCTGCTGCAGAAACTTTGGTCGGACCTGGCCGACGCGTTCAAGTTCGCGATCTACGAGCCCCCCGGCCGCATCTTCCCAGCCGGTAAGATCGCATTCCAGAAAGACGTACACGGTACGGTATGGATGCTGTTGCCGTCCGGCCGTGCCGTACCGCATTACTCGGCGCACATTACGCACACGGGCGAGATGGCATTCTTTCGTGGCAAGTTCGGTGCCATGCTTCGGCAAAAGGCGTTTGGCGGTTCACTTCTTGAAATATCATGCTTAGCAGGCGAAACAGAGGTACTTACTGACGCAGGACTGAAAAGAATTGACAGTGTGTCTGATAACGATAGGGTGTGGGATGGCTATGAATGGGTTAGTCATGGGGGGCTGATATGCCAAGGAAGCAAAGCCGTCGTGGTAGTATGTGGAACCCACGTCACCCCGGACCATTTGATACTGTGCTCCGAAAAGGACAGTATGCAGACGTGGCGCGCCGCGGGCGCCCTGTCGCGGAGCGAATTGAAATTGGCGATCGGTTTGGCAATGTCGTCATTACCGGATGGGTCCCGCGTCACGAGGGGCGTGGGAAGCGCATGGACGTTCTTGTTAAATGCGATTGTGGCGGTCCAGAAGAAATTAAACGCCGCAGTGACTTTCGCAATGCGGGTTTCACAGGCTGCACAATCTGCGCTCGAAATTCATTCGACAGGATGCACGCCGTTAACTCCGGCCGCGATTTGGGGCTGGCCAGGACAGTGCATAAGCGACTCGCACGCCAGCTATCGGACGCTGTTTCGAGGTGCACAAACCCAAATACACGAAGCTGGCCGCATTACGGCGGTCGCGGAATTTCTGTCTTTTGGCTGTGGCGCGTCAAAGGCGGCACGCGAAATTTTATCGAGTATGCTGCGACACTGCCGCACTTTGACAACCCCGCTTTTGAAATGGATCGGAAAGACAACGACGGGAATTATGAACCGGGAAACATTCAATTTATTAGTCGCCAAGCAAACATGCTCAATCGCAGAAAAATCGAAGATTTTGAAGCAATCCGTTCCGGTTTACGATTTGTTGGACTGTGGCCCTCGCAACCGCTTCATGATACGTACGCGTGCGGGGCACTTTCTCTTGGTACATAATTGTCAATCCATGACACGCGATCTCATAACTGCGGCAGAGGCAGATATCGAAAACGAGCTGCCCGACGTCCTCTTGCTTCTGGACGTATACGATTCTATTCTGGCCCTTGCTCGTCAAGAGGTCGCTGCCGAACGATCTGCACAAATGCGTGCAATAATGAAACGTTCGCGATCGTGGACCACCGGACTGCCACTGGACTGCGAAGGCTACGAGGGTAAAAGGTATTCGAAATGACGCTACGGTGGGGGACAAAAAGGACAAAAACGCGTAAAATACTCAACCACCAACAGAAAAGGGAGGTCGCAAAAGACGTACTAAACGGAAGACCAGTGAAACAAGTGGCGGCGGTGTGGCACATATCCCTATGTGCTACCTACAAAATAATAAATGAGTATACTGTACTGGCGCGCACGGAAAGATATCCAGATATTCACTTTAATTTGAGTGGTTAGAAACCAAACTTGAGTCCGCTGAATAACGTCCCGAGCCCGCTACCGAAACTTTGATCGTTTTTCGCCTGGGCCTGCGCGATCTGAGAATTGGCGTACATCTGTGACGCATCCATGCTTTCTTGCTGTCCGGTGGCCGTGGTGCCTACGCCGATCCCTTGGAACATGTTGGATAGCGCGCTTTGCAACTGCCCAAATTGCTGTTGGTTGCCCTGCAAATAATTGGTATACGCATTGTTTGCGTACGTGCTCGTAATCCCTGTGTTGATACCTGACAGCGCTCGCTCATTCGCCCCTGATAGCAACCCGCCATTGGCAGCCGCACTGCTGTTCTGCGCAGCATCGGCGACGCCCATTTCATACTTGGCAGCCGGCGACGTTTGGTAGTTCGACATGAATGTGTTGTAGTTCAGATTCGGGTCCGCGCCCGCAACGCCGCTGATGCGATTGATGGCGCTTGTCGCTGGGTTCAGAAACGATTGCCCGAATTGATTGTACGGTTGCGTTTGACCGATAAAATTGTTGGCAATGTTGCTGATGTTGGATTGCGCGGAGTTGAGGTCGCTCATTGCGAGGCCGGAACCGATGACGCCCCCAAGTCCTGAACCAAACGTCGATAAGTCCATTGCCATCACCCTCTTGTAGTGTATGACACTTTCAGATAGGACAATCATACATGAGTCGCACCCGAAAGATCATGATTTCTGTGAGGCTCCATGCCGGACTTGTGGACCGGCTGGACTACGTTGTCCGCAACACAGATGAGTGCAAAGCAACGCGGTCCTCTGAGATTCAGGAGGCTATAGAGGTATGGCTAAGAAGCCGCGAAGACCAGTTGCGAAAGCTGGGGCTAGAGCCCCCACGGTGACTCGGAAAGTCAGCGAGCGGGAACTGCATTTCCACTGTCAGCAGTGGCTCGAAAAATCAGGCATCTGGGGCCGGCATCTGATCTTCCATGTTCCTAACGAACGTAAGGGTGGCATCGGCGCGATCGTACACTTTAAGCGCATGGGCGTCCGCCCTGGCGTCGCGGACTACCTTATGTTCACCAACCGCAATGCAGCTATCGAACTTAAAGACGACAAGGGCAAGCAGCGTCAAGGACAAGAGAAATTCCAACGTGATTGGGAACGCCTGGGGCACTTGTACTTTGTCGTCCGTACGCTGGAAGAGTTCCAGGGCGTCGTTACCGCCCTGATCTTGTTCTAGGGCGTACGGTAGTGCACGACGCCCCCTAAGGTGGTCGCAGCCGCGAACACGCCGACACCCGTTGATTGACCGGCATGGCCGCTTCCCAGCTCTTGCAACGCTACGAGAGACGTGTTTGGCGCTACTATACCTGTTAGCGTCACGTAGCCGGCGTCAAGCGTAACGCCGCTCATGAAGTGGATTGTGCAGCCGCCATTGTCATTCGCGGAATTCACAGACGTGAATGGCAGCCCCGAAATTTGCATGCTGCCCGTGGGGCCGCCGAGCGCCGAAGTCGCCACCGAAAAACGCGCCGTAACCATGCGTCCAACTTTTTCCCAGGTACCCGACTGCAGTGTGTACGTGGGAGTACCGCCGAGGGTGCTTCCTTGCAGTGAGGGCACCCAAGCACCAAAAGAATACTGCGCTTGCAGCGCTGTAACTTCGCTGTTCAGCGTAGTAATTTCGCCATTGATCGTCGCAATATTCGCCGTGTTGGTGGCAACTTGCGCCGTTGTTGCCGGTAGCGTGTCAACGGCGCTCGGATCGATAAGCCCGGAAGTACTCAATACTGACTGTACGTCCAAGAGCCAACGGTTGAGCGTTTGAAACTGCTTACCGGTCAGGAAAGGCGGCGGCGGGAACTTAATCGGCATGTTCAGTTCCCAGGCGTTATTTTCGCGAACATTTCGTCAATCGTAAACGGGGCCTGCGTGCCACTGTACTGGAGCCGGAACACTCTACGGCGACCCGTGCCCATTTCGCGTGCAATGGCACGTATCTGCCCCGTGCTTGATAGTGTAATCTGCCGCACGCCACGCCCTGCAGTTACAGGGAAAATTTCGGACCAATCAAGTTGAAGCGTGCCAGCCACGGGACCCATTGATGAGGCAATATCGATCGAATCGAATGTCTGCCGCGATTCTTGGCTGCCTATCCACATAGTTTGAATGAGTCGGTTCATGGTGCCCGCGGGCTCTGATGCGCTATTCAGGTCCATTGCGCAGACGTGTCCCGTATCGAGCCCGACGTACGTCACGCCCCCGTCGTGCTCTGTAGCGCAACGACTGGCATGATCTAGGCGACCACCCGGAGATTGCCGATACGACCACACGTTTGTCGTGGAGCACAGCTCCACGGTCCACTGCCCCGGCAACGTCAACACATAAAAATCACTACCGCCCTGTCCGTACGTGTACGCGGTCAGCGTCGCAAGCACAGCCGTTGTGAGCCTCTGTAGCATCAAATCAAGCCATGGCGGTGATATTGCTTGGCCCCCTTGTCCCAGGCAGCCCCACACGCGGCGATCCGTGCCCACAAACATGATGGCATCGCGAATCACTGCAAGCGAGCCGCGGGCCGCGATGCCTACGGACAAAAGCGAGTTAGGATAGGAACTGAAAGCGAAATCCGTAGCGCCCCCCGGATTGTACCACTGTTCGCACGATCGCGCACCGAGCGGCCACAGCACACGCCCCGAAACAGCCAAATCTACCAGCTTGTCCGCTCGCGCTTCCTTCGTTGCGAAGTTCGTTCCCGGTACGTTCGCCGGCTGCAGCGGAAGCGAGCTGAACATTTTGCTATCTTGATTCGCGTAAAAATCCGACGCGCCACCCCAAACCGTGAAGTTTTCCATGACTACAACAGCGGACGGATCGAAATTGATCGACGCGTCTAATCCGGCATTCACGACACCGCCGCCCTGCGTTGCCGTGTAGCCGGTTCCGCCTGGCGTGATAACGTTGGCGTTCGTCGCGATCACAAGTGCTGTACGGTCTTCCGCAAGCCGTATGATCGGCAACGTTGGGTTGACGGCCACGAAACCCGCCAAATGAGGTGTGCCAGTCTGTACGTCGTACCAAATAGAGCCGTCCGCATGCGCGCTCCAGATCGTTCCTAAAGCGTGGCACAGAGCAAGACACGGCGCGGTAGTAGGCTGTGACACAACGTCGAGCCCTGGGGCTCCCATGAAGCGCACGCCGGCTTCGCGGCCCTCTTTAGGATCGCGCGGAACGACTCGCACATTGACGAGCTTTGCGGAGCCCTGATCTAAGTTTCCCGTGTCCAGGAACGAGCCTAAAATGTTGATTGCGGTCATTACGTACGCTTCCGCTTTATATCTGGCTCCGGGGTACCATTGGCGGTCACGCACTGACCGTTGCGGATGAATCCATGCCAGCAATTTCGGCAATTGACAGAGGGATGCAATGTGGGGGCCTCACGATCGCCATTCCAGTCCCATTGCGCAGCACCGCCATTCTGGCCCCGCGGATCGCGCTTCAGACTCGTACGGCCTGCGATGATAATCGGACCGCAACGGCGATCAAACAGCGGGCAGTTGAACTCCACGCACTGTTCGGCACCCGCCGCAGCCGGACCGTGGTCGAGCGTATGAAACGTCACTTTAGCGTCGCTCACGACCGCACCATCCTTGACATAGCTAAATTCATTATGTATGGTCCAATCACGTTAATGGAGGCATATCGTGCGTGACAAAGAGAAGCAACGAGATACCGAACGTAAATGGAGAGCGAAAAACAACGAACGATTGAAGCAACGACGGCGTGAATTGTATGCTGCAAGTTCTGAGCGTCGAATGCGAATTGCGGCAGAAAACGCTGATTATCGTCGTCGAAATCGTGATGCCAAACTCGCGTACGACCGCAATCGTTACGAGACGCGACGCCCGGATGTAATGCTTTGGCATGCACGCAGGCGCGCTGCCAAATTGAAAATACCGTGTACCATCGCCAAAAGTGACATAGTGATTCCGAATTTGTGCCCATATCTTGGCGTGCCTTTCGCAAAACGGGGTGATTATGTTCCGACACTCGATCGCATACAACCGCATCTTGGTTACACGCCAGAAAATACACTCGTCGTAACAAAACGTGCAAACCGCATAAAAAACGATGCTACCTGGCAAGAATTGCTTTTGATAGGAAACGCACTGCAAAAACTTCTCAACTGCGAGTAAGCCTAAGCCATTGCTGGCCTCTTGCCCAATTCTTCCACTTGGCGTTCGCGGCTTCGGCATCGACGATAATCGGATCGGTCGGCGAAAGTACGCGTCCGTACGAACCCATAACGCGCCGTCCGAGTAGCAATGCGATCTCGTGAAGGCCCTCCGGCGGTAGCGAGACGGCGTCTGTACCCGCTGCGTTCGTGAGTGCCGGAATGCGTCCGCCGTAGTCGATAAGCGCTTTCGCGGCGGCCCGTGGCGGTTGCCACGCCGTGATCAATACGGAACCGTCAACCTGGCGCTCCTGATGCCATCTCGTGACGATGCCAACTTGCGTCGTGCGCACCACATCCACCATTGGCGACATGCGCGTTTCGCGATTTGTGTTGTTGTTCAGGTCGTTCATCCAAATTGATTTGACCGCAACCGCGTCCACTTGAACCAAATAAGACGCGTTCGCAGTGCCGATCGAAAAGCTGTAAATGTTGCCCGTCACACCGGGTGGCAACGTCACAACCGTACGGGCTTGGAGGTACATCGTGGCGCCGTCCATGTGTTCGGCGCGGAGAAGGTCATTCAAAATCGGAACGTTGTTCGCGAGGTCGGCCGCCGTTGGCTGCTCTGTTTGGTCGATGATGCCGAACAGCCGCAGGGCTTGCGTGATGACGTAGGCTGCATTCTGCGTCATTTCGTCACACTCCTACGCGTGCGGCCCAAGGCGGTGTCAAAAGCGGGTCTGTCACGTCTTTGTCCGTGGTGTTGACGTTGGCAAGCTCCGTCGAGGCGACCGGCGGCGTAACCGTCCGTATGGAAGCGGACGGAATGAACGTTCCATCGTAATCGGAAGGCACGATGGTTTGCAACTCAACAACCACGGACGGCACTGGTTGCGCGAGCGCCTGAATGCCGGTAAATGAGGCCGTTTTGCCCACCTGCTTGTAGTAGGGCGGAGCCTGCAAGAGCGCTGCTAGCCGGGTCGCATCGTCCGGCGCTGGAGTCGGTGCGTTGGCGAACGTGCTCGGGGCTCCCGACGATGGACCGGCGCCCCAGATATCGTCTAGATTCCAACGTGCGGGTAGCGGTTCGGGCGGCGGATCGAGGGAACGATCGGGCGCAACTTGGAAATCGTAGACCGGCGGCCACGGGTCCCAGCACGGCCGCACAGCGCGTCCTGACGCCTTCGTACAGACAAGCAGGCCGGTAAGTTTCTCACGCGCGAGCGTGATGTATGGAACTCGCGTTCCGCAGCGCGAGCACGCGCCCCAGAAACGATAAGGGGAAAGCTTCGGCTTGACAGTGTGGACGGGCTGGCCCATGCGCGACCTTCAAAGGAAGGGCGTCCCCGGCGGAGGAAATCGGGGACGCCTCGCTCACCCGCCCCGAAAAAGTTACTGGTTGTCGGCGCCGGGACTGACGAAGACTGTGCGCCAGTCAATGACGGATGCTGCGCATCGGAACCAAAGAGCAATCAACGAAGCCTGATTCGACCAATTGCTATCTTCGCGGATTTCTAGTTCCGAGCGCTCCCAGAATGTAAAACCCTGGCCGTTGTCCTTGTCCTGTTCGGAAGACTGAATGAAATAATTGTCCTTGTCCACGAGGTACGGCGTTTCGATCACCTCCGGCAGCGCATTCGTGGCACGGAGAACGTTGATGTTGTTCGTCTGCGCGTTCCACTGCAATGGCGATCCGAGAATACGTCGCGTCTCCGGGCCGCTTTCCGGCGATAGGATGACACGCCGCGGCAGTACGTTGATGACAAAGCCGCGGCCGTTGCGCGTGTATGAAATCTGAATGATCGCGTTTTCGAACGCCAATTCCGACACATTGGCGGCAATCAGCAAATTCGACTGCGCCCCGACGGCGGTTGGGTGCGCAGCGGAGCCCAAGGGCACGCCATCGGCCCGCACGCCATTGACAGCATCCACGGAGACCTGCAGCGGCGCGTGGGCGATGTATTCCTCCGTTTGACGCGCCGAGAAGGCGAGTTCCTTCATCATGCGGGCGCCAACGTCCTCGTAGAGATTGTCGTCTTTCGCTTCGCGGGAGATCGCAACGGCCAACCCATACGAAGCATGGGTGACTTGCGTACGGTAGCCCTCGTTTGGCACGTCGAACTGTACGGGCTCTAGTTCCGGTTGCTGGACCGCAAGGCCCAAGCCGGCACGCTCCGTCATGAATTCTTCGAAGGCTTTTTCCGAGGGTTTGGAATCGAAGAATTGCGGGTAGATCGGCATAAGTCGTTCGTAGTCCATGCCGAACAAGGCGTATAAGCCCGGCCAGTATTGCGAAGCTTGTAAACTGCGATCAATGACTTGCACGGTTGCGTTCTCCCCGTAGGTGGCCCATTGGCTGCGAATCACTTATGCGGATAGACTACCCGATTCAAAAGACAATACACAGTCTCTAAGAATGCTTGTTGACACCCTCTAAAGACCGGATGTATGACACGCCATGCGCGATCTTCCGACAATTAAGTTTGATGTTGGCAAGCCCGAAAAATTTGGGAATTTGGCTGAAAAACTTGACAAAGCCGAGCGCCAATTGATCGCCGAGGAGCTGATATCGCTAGTCGGTATCGACGAACAGTCAATGTCCGATTGGCTTGCGAAGGCCGAAGGCTACTTGAACGCAGTGACCGCGGAAGGTAACGATGCCATGCCGCAGAACCGGGAGCAAGAGGGCACAAACGAGCAAGGGGCGCCCGCAACCGAAATGACGCTTACGGCCGTTATTCAGTTCTCGGCCCGTGCCACAGACGCGCTTCTCGGGGAACCTGATCTTGCAAAAGCGAGCGAACCCGGTGGCGAAGCCGTGGCAGCTTGGGTGTCCAGTCAACTCCGTACAGAAGACCCGAATTGGATTACGGACACCGACCCGCTAATCGTTCACATGTCGGTAACCGGGCTCGCGTGGCGCAAACGTACGGTTAGTCGCGAGGAAAAATCTTTTCATACCTCATTCCGTACGTGTAAAGATGTCATTTTGAACGTCAAGCATCTTCGTCACATCGAACGCGCACCGCGGATTACGGACCAGTTTACGCGCTATCCGTACGAGATTAGGCGGTCGATCGAACGCAAACACTGGATTGACTACGAACCCGACTTTGACGAAGCGGACCCGCAAGCGCCGAAGAATTTTTATGAATGTGACGCGTGGCTCGACCTCGATGGGGATGAAATCGACGAACCGTGGACGATTGTAATCGCACGAGACGACAAACCCGAGGTCGTCAAGATCGAGCCGCGATGGACAGCGAAGACCGTCACGAACACGCCAGACACGCTTTATTTTAATCCGGTCGTCCGATTCTATCCGTACAAGTTCCTGCCCGACCCGGAAGGCGACTTCATGCCAATGGGCTTCGGCAAATTGCTTGCACGCATTGAAAACTCTGCAGACCGTCTGCTTGCGTCAATCAGCGACACAGCAAAGACAGAAAGCGAGAACGGCGGCTTGATGGGCGGCAGCGGTACCGGGCTGCCTGATAAAGTTGAAATCAAGAATAACCGCATTACCACCATTCCCACGGATGGCATGCCGCTTGAAAAAATCCTGTCAATGTTTCCGTCGAAAACGGTGTCCGCCGGTTCCGTGCAGGTACTAGACAAAATCATGACACTAGGTGACCGGCTTGCCGGTACGCTGAACTTGCTGGAAAACGCGCCTGCATCGATGACGGCCACCATGGCGCGTGGCGTGCTCGACAATGGCGCGCAAGTTCAGTCAGCCGTGCACCGCCGGCTAGTGGCCTCCATGACGCAAGAATTTCGCCAGTTCGTAAATATGGCGAAGGCATACGACATGCTGCCGGATGCACTCCGCAGCGCTAATTCAAATGGTGTTGCTGTGACGGCCGATCCACAACTTGCAACCGAAATGCACCGCAGCGCGCTTCTCGGTTTTCACATGGAAATTGTGAAGGAATTTGGGCCGCTCGGCGCTGTAGATGTGCGGGCCGTGTTAGCAGAAATCTACCGACTCGCACGCGTACCCAACGGCCAGCAGTTCGTACTGCCGCCGCAACCGCCGCAAGCCACGCCTAAGGAAAAGCTGCAGGGTGCCGTTGCGCTGATGAAGCATCAGACTGAAAAGATCAAGGTGACCGGCGCCGTAGCCGTACAGCTGACGCAGGCACTCAAGAATCTTGTGGACGCAGGCGGCGGCATGATCAACACGCAGATGGCCACGTTACAGATGGCGCAGCTAGAGCACGCCGTGAATGACATGATCGGGGAGGCGACAAGTGCGGGACGTGCCTTTGACGGAATGGATCAACAGTCCCCAAACCAAGGCCCTGCGGGACTACCTGCACCACCGGGCACGACCGATAGTAGCGGCATTCCTGGCGGGGGAGCCGGTGAACCCGGTAACCCAGGGCCGGGCGGCGGCCTTCAATGAAATTGCCATGCTTCTGAGGCAGTCCCCTGAGAAGCTGCGAGAAATCCTTAAAGGGACACCCGAACAATCGGAGACACTATGAGCAACGTAGGCGTTCATTCGTTCCAGATTCCGCACGAGCATGTACAGCCGACCCGCGACATGGTTATTGTACGTATTCCCCTCCCGCCGTCCAAAATCGGCAGCATCCTGACGCCCGACATTACGCGCGACATAATGCAGCATAACGTCATGGCTGGGCGCATAATCGCCATGGGGCCGCTCGCATTCCAGTACCGGAAAGGCGAAGACGGCTTTGCATGCCACGGCGCTAATATCGGCGATTGGGTTCTGTTTCGGCCGTTCGCCGGTACGATGATCCAAGGCGGTCAGCTCATGGCCACCAACGGCTACCGCTACGTTTCCAGCTTTAATGACGTGATCGGCATCATTTTCGCCGAAGATTGGAACCCCACATGCGAGTGGGAATACAAAAGTGACGAAGCTACATCACCGGCGTTTGAGTTCCACAACACCAAAGAAAAGGTGGCGTAACCATGGACCTGAACGTGATGCTGCGGCAGACGGCCCGCAGCGGCCTGGAGGCCAAACTTACCCAAGCCGTCGTGGATGGCGACCAAGAAGCCGCAAAGAAGATCGCAAAGGAAATGAGCGATCTTGAATTGCAGACGGCACCCAAAGCGCCCCCGTATGGGGATGCTGAAATTCGTGCAGAATTGAACAAGCTTCCTTGGTTCGGTATCGATCCACGCAAATCCGCCAAAGCAATGCAGTACGGCAAAGACCTGGACCCGCGAAAGTTCTCTACCGCGGAAGCCTTTGCTAAGGCGGTCGCCGAAGCCGTGGAGCAAGATTTCAAGCCTGCATCTGAGACACCCCCGGAGGATGACGAAGAAGAAGACGAGGACGAAAAGGAAGAAGAGGAAGAAGACGAGGACGAAGGGGAAAACAAAAGCAAACCCGGCAAGCCCCGTAAGCGTACGGACGGACCCGGCGAAAACGATGCCGATGGCTCGCGTCCTCGCCGTGCTTCCGGTCCTTGGAAGAAAATGAGCGACGCACCGCCAGCTATCCAAGCAGAAACCCGGCGCACTATGACCAAGCTTCTAGGCGCACGGACGACAGAGGACCAACGGAAGGCTTTCGAAACTCGTGCGCTAGAAAGCCACTATGCTGCACAGCAGCGCGGCAAGCAGAGGAAATGACCATGGATTCGCCTTTTCAAAGTGTCGGGCTCGCACCGAACTTGATGCCAAATCCGCCGCCCCTCATGCCGGAGGCGCCTGGCATCCCCGACGCGGCTGCCGCCCTATCGCCATTCTCAGAACCACAGGACGTTGAGAGCATCATAAAACAGCTCGTGCTTGACCGTCCGCTAAAGCTGTTCATTCCCAATCGTGAAAAATATCCAGAATGGGAATTCCGGATCATCAACAGCATTCCGGCGGAAATCGTAGACGCGAACAACAAGGGCTGGCGACAGGTCTCCGATGAAAAGTTGGTGGCGCTGTTCGATGGCCTCCACGCCGGAGTGGACAAAACGGGGAAGGCATTCCGCCCGCTTCTGTTCGCCCGCAGCAAGAAAATCGGCGACCATGTCACCCGGCAGAACCGTGCAAAGCTAAGCAGCATCTATGCCGGCATGGACCCTAGCAACAAGGAACTCGACGGTAAGTACACAAGCCGGGTAGACAAGAAAGACGGTACCTTCGGCAACTTCACTGGTTGGGGCTTCCGCATCCGCGTCTAGCATTGCATGACTGATTCGAGGAACGACCATCATGGCAAAGAAACCAAGCAAGCCCGCCAAAAAGGCCGCTAAGACGATGACGGCGGATGATCACCGCAAACTTTCCGAAATGCACCACGCAAAAGGAAGCCTCCATAGTGCCAAGGCACAGCTTTTGGAGGTGCAAAACCCGGCGCAGAAAAAGGGGCCGCGCGGTAGCGTCTTCTGAGGTATGCTGGCAACCAACTGATTCGCGGGGACTGCGGACTGTGAAAAGACTGGCAATTGTACTGGCACTGGCGCTGCTGTGTACAAGCGTACCAGCGCAACAGAGCCAATTGCCAACCGGGCCTGGCGGTATTCCCGACCCGAATCAAAGCCAGTTCCCGCAGGAAGGCGCACAAATATCGCCAATCGGCAGCCCCCTTAATCCGGGAGGCGGCGGTGGTGGTGGCGGTTGCATGGGCGTCATCGATTTCTCAACCGGCTGCACAATGCCGATGTTTGGGGGGCTCTAGCATGAAACGATTGGCACGTGGCCTGTTCGACGCGATCGGCGCGGCGCTCTATAAGGTCTTTATCGCGACTCTGACGGTTGCCTTCATCGGTGGCGGCATCGCAGCGCTTGCGAACTACACGGCAACGCAAGGAGCTGGAACAACCTTCGGCTCGATTGTTGTCTCGACTGTCCATTACGCGCAGATGCTTCTATGCGATCCAAACACGCCCGCCAATTGCGGCACAATACAGCTCGCAAACTCGCATGGGGCAGTAGATACTGTCATTAACGACGTTTCCGGCAATCGCCTGAACGGCCTGACGACCGGCACCTTCGGAACGCCTTCGACGCAGGTTGTTTCCGTCATCACAGCGCCATCGTCCTCGGCAGTCGTTGGGATCACCCCTATTGTTGGCGGTTCGGCGGTATCGAGCCTCGTGCTAAAGGCCAGTCCTGGAAATCTCTACGGGATTTATGCCGAATGCACTTCCGCCTGTTGGCTCATGGTCTTCAATTCGACAACGGCACCATCGAACGGCTCGACCACGGCCGGTGTTGCGTCGGGAAATCTTGTTGAATGCATCCCAATCGTTGCAAATGGCTCGGGGTCCATCACTTACGCACCGGGGCCGCCGGCAATCTACTCGGTGGGGATGACCGCAGCTATTTCCTCGACGACGTGCGCGACGCTGACGCTATCAACTGTCGGGTTCATTCATGGGTTGGTGATGTGATGAGACATGCGCTCGCTTTACTAGTTGCGATTTTCTTGCTGACTCCTGCGGAAGCGCAGCAAGTTACAGTTACAGCGCCGACGATTGTGGTTTCATCGCAGATATTTGCGAGTAGCGGCACATACACGCCGCACGCCAATCTGCTCTACGTTCAAGCCATATGCATTGGCCCCGGTGGCGGTGGGGGTGGCGCTGCTGCATCCGCAACGGGCACCTCCAGCGGTGGCGGTGGAGGTTCGGGCGGCTGGGCGCAAGTTACGTTATCGGCTGCGACGATTGGGGCAAGTCAGACTGTCACGGTCGGCACAGCCGGGGCTGGCGCCGCTGCAGGAAATAATACAGGCGGCAGCGGTTCCGGTGCAACATCATTGGGGACTCTGTGTGTTGCCAATCCCGGTGCTGGCGGTGCTGGCGCGGCAACGCAAAGTGGCGCTCAGGGCGGCACGGGCGGCGCCGGTGCAGGCCAAGTCGGCGATCAAACGATTGCAGGCAATGCAGGGGGTCCTGGCTTGGGGGCTGTAATCGGCACAGTATCTCTAGCGTCGGGTTATGGAGCAGGCGGAACGCCTGCAGTGACAGCAACCGCCTCTGCTGTGACGGGACAAAATGCAGTCAATCCAGGGTATGGCGGATCGGGAGGACTGTCGAATGGAAGTGCGAGCACCGCCGCCGGCGGCTCCGGTGCGAACGGGCTTGTTCAAATAACCGAATTCAGCTCTCACTGAGAGATTGTGTCATGTTCAGCAATAGCCTAAGGGTTGCGGCGATCCTGCTGCTTGCTGGCGCCGCTGCGGCGCTGGCACAAGTCAGCGTAATTCCCATTTTGGTTGCGCCAACAACGGGTCCGTCTGGCAAGGTGCTTGTAGTCGCTGGCGGTGCAAATCATCTTCTCCTTGTAAACAACACTAACCACGTTTGTCGGGCCGGAGGATGCTGATGAAACGGTTCATTCTCACACTTGCTGCCTTTGTCGGATTACTTACGGGGGCAATCGCGCAAGACATAACGGTGCCGAACATGTCGGCATCCGGCGCCATTGTCGGAGGGCAGTTGTATTATTGCCCGACAACGACGCCAGCCGATTTCAAATGCACGCATACCCAGCTTGGCACGTTCCTATTCGGAAGCACAACGAACCATGGCGTGGCGCTAGGCACTGCAAGTTCGACGTTGGGAACGACTGCCGCCGGCACATCAGGACAAGTCCTGACCAGCAATGGCGCATCCTCTGATCCGACGTTTCAGACAGTTAGCGGCACTGGCACGGTCACGTCAATTACGTGTCCATCCGGCGGGGTGATCACCGCAAGCGGCACCTGTGCGGTCGATGTCAAGACCTATTGCGCGAGTGGTTGCGACGGAGTGAGCGGCGCAACCTGGACACGGCCGTCGAGCGTGACGCTCGTCCATCTGTTCGGCTGCGGCGGCGGTGGTGGCGGCGGCAGCGGAGCGCAGACCTCGGCGACCGTCGCGTCGTCTGGCGGCGGCGGCGGTGGTGGTGGAGATTGTCATGAGGTTTGGTTAAAAGCAGGTGATGCCGGATCATCGCAGACTATTACGGTTGGCGGCGCTGGCACTGCCGGCACGGCGCTTGCTTCTGGCACCACTCCAACCAATGGCAATTCTGGCGGCAATGGGGGCAATACGACCTTCGGTAGCAGCGTGTGCGGCTTCTGCACCTTCTTCGGCGGCGGTGGTGGCCAAGGTGGCAGGGATAGCGCAACGGCCACGATTGGAGGGTCCGGTGGCAGTCCATGGGCTGCGGGTGCAGTGGCTACAAACACGGCGACGACAGGATGCGCAGACGGCAACGGTAATGGCGGCGGTGGCGCTGCCAATGCATTAGATCATACAGGACTGTGTGGTTCCGGCGGTGGTGGTGCCAATACAACCGGCACCGCTACTTTAGGTGGATATGCATCAGTCAGTGGCCCCGGCGGCGGCGGCGGCGGCGGCATAACCAACGCCGACGTGGTGAAAAGCGGCGCCAATGGCAGCGGCAGCACTGGCTGCGGAACAGTTCCTACGGGCGGCACCGCAGGCAATGGTGGAGGTTCGACCGCAGCAGATTTTGTCTATCATCCAGGCTGCTCCGGTGCTGGCGGCGGCAGTCAAACGGGACAGACAGGCGCAGGTGGAGGCGGTGGTGCAGGTACAAGCGGCGGCGGTGGCGGTGGCGGCGGTTCTGTTTGTGTAACTGGCGGCAGTTGCACGGCAAATTCCAGTGGCGCAGGTGGTGCAGGCGGCGCTGGCTTCCTCCTTGTCGAAAGCTTCTGATCGGATCAGCTCGTGATCATCAAGCCTCGCCGACCACAATTATGGATGCCGAGTCGGCGCGAGGTCTGCCGCGGGCTCGTTACTGCGCCATTCATATTGCGCGCTCGTCCGTCTGATGCTCAGGGGATCGTCTTCAACGGCATGGCTGCGTTGCGCAACGCCTATGTAGCATTGAGGTATGGTTTCCTCATCCACTTCAATATGTACACGTTCAGTCAGACACATGCCGCCAACCAGGCGATCAACACCTTCGCGCCTTCGACCACGAATTTCATTGCGCAATGGGTGACGACGGCGCAGGCTGCGGGCATTAAGTACTGCGGCCTGACGGCAAAGCACATTGACGGTTTCTGCATCTGGAACACCGCTTCAACGGCCTACAACGTGACGCAAACAACCTGGTATCAGTCCGGCGGTGGCTTCGATATCGTGGGGCAATTCTGCACGCAGATGCGGGCGGCCGGAATCGCTCCCGTGCTCTATTTCTCCATGTCGGATAACACGTACAGCGGCGGTTTCAGCGGCAGCGGCCTTAGCGCATTGAATTACGCCAAATTGCAACTCACTGAGTTGCTCACGAACTACGGTGCTGTAGCCGGCATCTGGTCCGACCCGGACTATGGCTCGGGGCCGAACAATTCCTTGCCGTTCCTCAGCGACGGTCAGCGCAACACCTTCATTCATAATTTGCAACCAAATTGCCTCGATTTGAAAAACAGTCATGTCGGCAATCTTGGCCTGTCTCTGGCCGATATTATCTTGTACGAAGCCGTGCAGCCAACTAATCAATTAACCTATCCGCAGGAAATGGCTGAGACGAGTTTCAATAATGGCAATACGCTGTGGTTCTGGACATCCGGATATGCACTGAAAACTGTTGGAGATCACAACACAGCGGGCACTCTCGCCAATGACATGTTCATAACGCATAACCGCAATGGCACATTCACCCTCGGCGTTGGCCCTAATCAGACCGGCGCGATCCCGAGCGATATCGTCACCCAGGTCACGAGCCTGGGGACCTTCAACTGAGAGACGCCATGCTTTCTCTTGACATGATGAAGCGACGTTGGCCGCATGGGAATCAGCACATCCCCGGCCTGATCGAAGGCATTGTCGCGTCGGCCCCCGCCGTGATCGAACGATATGCGCTCGCCAAGAGCGGCAAGCTTGCGCTTGTTCTCGCTCATGCCATGGGCCAGTTTAGCGAGGAGTGTGGCTGTGGCCTCGAAATGATCGAGAGCCTCAACTATACAGCCATCCGGTTAAGACAAATTTTTCCCACGCATTTTACTCCATCCATGGCCGAACGTTGGGCTCACAATGAGAAGATGATCGGCGAGATCGCCTATGGGGGGCGGATGGGGAATGCGCCGCCGCCGTCAACAGACGGCTTTGACTTTCGGGGGGCAGGACTATCCCAGGTCACCGGCCGCGAGGGCTTTGCCTCCCTCCAGCAGAAGCTCGACGCCATGAACGCCGGCTTCTCGATCCTCGACGATCCTGGATTGATCATTGATCCGGCTCTTACATTTGAATGCGGCATTGCCGACTGGATTGTGTGCGGATGTTTTCCCCATGCCGAACGCGACGATATTCTCGGCGAGACACGAGCACTCAATGGCGGCCTCAACGGACTGAATGAACGCCGTAGACAGATCGGGCTGTGGAAGAAGGAATTTGGGACATGATTCGCCTTCGTTTCGTGACTGGAAATTCATGGGTATCGAACGCAATTCGTGCTGGCGAGCGCGATGGGTGGTGTACCCATGTCGAAGCTGTAATGCCGGATGGAACGCTCTTAGGTGCGCATCTTGTCGGTGGCGTACAGGCGCGGTTGGTGGGGTACGACAAGGCAGAGATGACACGGGAACTGTTCGTCGAGCTTCATGCAGCCGATGCGACAATTTATGCGCCTGATATCGAGAACGTCTTTTACATCTTCCTTCGTACTCAGCTCGGCAAGCCCTACGATACCGAAGCAGTCCTAGGGCTCGGCGTCGGTCGAAACTGGCGTAACGCGGATTCGTGGTTCTGCAGCGAATTGATAGCGGCTGCCCTCGAAACCTGCGGCTATCTGCCCAGACTCTCGGCGGCCGACAACCACATCAGCCCGCGGGACTTGCTGCTTGTCCTGAGTGGGCGCGTTTCAATCCCTGACGCAGCGTAGGACAAATCCCATGGACTGGACCACAATTGCTACACTCATCGCGCGCCACTCGCTCACGACTGCCGGCGGCTGGCTTGCTGCCAATGGCTTCCTTCCCACGGGAACGAGCATGGAGGCTTTCGTCGGCGCCGGCATGACGCTTCTTGGTGTCGCATGGTCGGTGTGGCAGAAGGCCGACCATGCGAAGGTTATGGACGAACTTAGAGCATCGCTCGATTACTGGCAGAACAAGAAATCCGAGCAAAATCGCGCCAACGCGAAACCATGATACCAGATATCCGCTCCGAAAATACCGGCCACGGCCATGTGCGCCCGCGTCCGGATGGCGTGAAGGCGCGATGCGGCGGCCCGGCACTTTGCTCCGTCTGCGCTCGCGAAGCCGCGCGATTGAAAAATCACGAACTCAATCACCCATGTGCGCCTAACAAGTGAACATCAATCCGCCTTGGGAAACGGTCAGACCGCCGTGGGAGCCCGTACTGCTCAACAAAGCAACTGTACGGGCTAAGTTGCTTGATTTCGACAAATACCGTGAAAAGTTTTTGCGCGTACGGCCGCGGAACGGCGGCGAACGCATACCTTTCATCCTGAATGCGGCGCAGCGTGTTTTGCATGCCAGCATAGAGCGGGAGCGTACCCGATTTGGATTGGTGCGCGCACTTATCCCTAAAGCCCGGCGGATGGGCGTTAGTACGTACATCGGCGGTCGTTATTTTCATCGCACAGCAACGGAATGGGGCAGACGAGCCCAAGTTGTGGCGCACCGTTCGGATAGCGCTACGAACCTGCATCGCGAAATAAAGCAGTTCTATGAAGGACTGCCGGCATCCGTACGGCCACGCCTCGGCGCGTCAAATGCGCGGGAGCTGATCTTTGACGTCCTGAAATCGCTATACAAGGTAGCATCGGCAGAGGGTGGCGATATCAGCCGTTCCGACGATTTTCATCTATTGCACATGTCCGAAGCGGCATTTTTTGACAACACAGAAGACCTGTCGGCAGGCCTCTTGCAGACCATACAGGATTTGCCCGATACAGAAATTGCAGTGGAAAGCACGGGCAACGGGCAGTCGGGCATGTTCTATGACATGTGCCGCACAGCTCACGATGAACAGGGCGGCGGGCTGTGGCGGCTGCATTTCCTGCCCTGGACAGTAATGCCGGAGTACCGTACGGAGGTTCCGACCGGATGGAAGGCGCCGAAGGAATTTGACGACTACGCCAAGTTCCACGGCCTCGATCGAGAGCAACTCTATTGGTTCTGGACGAAGAACTACACCCTTGCCGCCATGAACGGCGGCCAGCCGGAGATGATTCACCGGCTCACTAGGCAAGAATATCCGGCGATCTACAGTGAATGCTTTATGACCGACAGTACGCTGGATTTTTTCCCAGCGTCTCTTGTTGGAGCTGCAATGATACGCAAACCTGCCCCATCAGCCGGTGCATTGAAACTTCTGGCCGTGGACCCGGCCGGCGACGGACAGGACAAGTGCTTCGTTTGCGACCGACAGGGCTCTGCGATCGGCGCGCGGGTGTGGGGCGAATTAGCAAACCGCGATTATAACGTACAAGCAGACTGGCTTGTGCAAACGTTCGAACGATTCAGTATGGACGCAATCGTAATCGATGTGACCGGAACAGGCAAAGGTTTGCTGGATGCCGTACGGCTCCGCATGCGTCGCTACGGTCCCGAAAAGGTGGTGGCGGTCAACTTTGCATGGGGTGCACTTAACGACGTGCTGTACGGCAATCGACGCGCAGAACTCCACGACAGGCTTCAACGCTGGCTGCAAGGCGACGTTTCTGTGCCGAACGATAAAATGCTGCAGGAAGAATGTGCGGCGTATAAGTGGGGTACAGGCGGCTGCCGACGCGATGAGAAAATGCGGTTGTTCTTGACGCTGAAAGAGAAGGTGCGCGCAGAGTTGAAACCCGTGCGGTCACCCGATCGGCTAGATGCATGTGCGGTTTCCATGGCTGTGGATTGACATGCGCTCTCCGTACAGTGTACATGCTGATTCGTACACGTACAGCTAGGAGTGCATATGAACGACGTAACCGAATTGCCGGCGACGGCCCCGACCACAAAGAAGCCGAGAGCCAAGCCGAAGGTTAAGAAGAAGCCGAAGGCCGTACGGAAAGGCCGTCCGCTCGTACGTACGTGTAGGATGGATATCCGACTCGCGCCGAAAGAGCTGGCGAAGCTGAAACGAATCGCCAAGGCGAAAGATATTTCGGCAACCGCAATGCTGGTCAGGCTGATCGAGAAGGCCGCCTGACGCAATAAAGGCCCCGGTTTTTGACCAGGGCCTCCGACCGCGAGAACTCAGAAACTCAATACAAGATCGAGAACCCAACCTCGTATCTCTGCGCCAAGCCAACCAAGGCGCTCTGCCCGACTGGACCGATGGCAAAGCCCTTGGCCGGGAATACGGTGCCAACCCAGGCGTCCGCGGCAAAGCCGTTGCTCAACTGCCCGATCATGCCGACTCCGAGCGCTGGCGCGATCGACCATTGTTTGTTGGCGCCCAAGCCGAAATTGGCAGAGATATCATCCTCGTGCATGCCGCCCCAAAGGTAGGTAAGAACGTTCGTCGCGACCTGGCCATTCGGGAGTGGGGGGAATGGCGGAACGGTCGGGAGATTCAACGCCGGGAAGTAGCTCAAGAGCTGCGCCAGCGGTACGCCTGCCTTGATGCGTTGCTCGAAGGCGGCAGGACCGGAAAGACTGAGGCCCACCGTATTGCCGCCGTTGAAGTTGGTAATCCCAAACGTGCCCTCGATTGCGTAGAACGCAGGGCCGCCGGCATTGAATGCCCACCCGACCGTGCCGGCAAGCGCGATCTGATTGGTAGTGAGACTTGCCGGCCCGATCCCTTCGATGCTGCCCTTGACCGGGCCCGCATCTGCGAACGTGGTCAATCCCCAATAGAAGCCTGAGCCGGCCGGATAGCCGACAACGGGCGCTGGCGCGGCAAGGGTTTTTAGCTTCACCGGCATGTCGGCAGCATGGGCCGCTCCGAAACACGCCATGGTGGCCAGAGCAATCAATGCACGTTTCATGGTGATTTCCTTTCGAGTTTACGAGGCTAACCTGCCATCTCAAGTAAGCCGTTGTCAACCGCGCCCATGATCTCCTTGACACGCAAATAGCTACCGATCGAACCGCCGAACTTGCGCGCGCCGCTTTGACCATTAAGCGTGATCGTAGATGCTGCGTTGTCACCTGCGCGTACTTTGAAGGTCGTCAAGGATAGCGTCCCGGAAAGCATCGACCACTCGACTGGAGCCTCAATAGCCGCACCTGATGCCGTACTAAACAGGAGCCATGACGCCAGCGCATTAACGGTCGAATCCTGAAACAGAGCCATCCCCATCGTGGCCGCGCTGGCATTTCCATCGGAAATATCCAACATACCCGTGATGCGCAGCACATTCGCCGAAGATATGGGCGTGATCGCCTGTGAGATGAGCTGCGCGCCGCGCGTGTTCGGCGGGATCGTGTCATCGATCGTAAATGCCGTCGCGCCAGTCGCCACTGCCCCTGTGTAAGCCTCTTGCGTTTGAATTTCCTGTCCTGGGAGCGGCGTAGAACCCGGCTGGTACAGGCTTAACCGCGTCGGTGCTGCGTTCCACGTCCCGGCAGTTGCGAGCGTACCGCCGGCCTCCCATGTGGCATAAGCGAGTGGAACATATGCAAGACTGGAGCGCGCTGTAGTGCTGTACGCAACACCGCTTGACGAGGCGCCAGAAACAGCCGACGTTGAGATGATGCCCCAGCCCTGCAATGGGTAAATGCTTGTGCCTGTCAACGCATTGAGGACGAATAGTTCCACTGTCCCGGCATTGTCGAGCGCACCAATCCAGATGCGACCAGGGGTAGCATTGGAAAAGCCTATCGCTTGGCCCGATGGAATTGTGATGTTGAGTGCTGTTGTGACCGTACGCATGACATAGTTGCCAGTCGCGGCGGTCACGTTACGAAATAGGAATACTACCGGATCGCTTGCTGCCGGATCGATACCCGCCAACGTCTTGACTGCAAACGTCTGTGCATTGCCCACTTGGGACTGAACAAGCGTTCCATTCATCATGGCCGACGCATATGCGTACGGCGTTGCCCATGTGCCATCTCCGCGCCAAAACGTCGTCGAGCTGGCGTTTGTACCGCTGTTCAAGTTGGCTACAGGTAGATTGCCAGTAATGCCCGCGGTACCGAGATTGACTGCGCTGCAGGTCGGATCGGCCGAGGCTCCAGCGCCGACGAGCGGCACGCCTGCGGCACACGGTCCGACGCTGCCAAAGCCGATGATGCCGAGCCCGCGCCCGAGCGGCACGGAGTGATTCGGCGTTTGCCATTGCGCCTGCGCGGCGAATATCGACGCGAACAGGCAAACAATCGAAAGAGCGATGCGATTCATGGCGCGATAACCCATGCGTTGAGATCGGGGGAAGGCTGGAGCATAATGCCCGAAAGTTGCACAGCCGTCGAAAGCAACTGGAACGTAGCTTGCTGCATGATGGTTGCACTGTCGGGTACGGACAACGTAATGGTGTGATTCGTGACCGCTGTCGAAAAGTCCACAATCTGGAGCTTCTTGCCGGACGCGAATTGACTTGCAAGTGTTGGCAACGTAAGCGCGGTTGCCGTAGGCGAAGCGCGCTGGACTGCAACAAGCGACGTGCCCGCAACAATCGCCGCAGCGCCGGCTGTGACGCTCTGAAACGCATAGCCGGATATCAACGGTAGGAAATACGTCTGCCACAGGGCGGGCGTTGCAGGCTGGTATACTGATAGGGTAGCATTCCATAAGAACAGTTGCCCTTCGGCCGACCACGACGGCACCGCGGGCTGAAACCAAGCTGTCGAAGCCTGATTCGCAATCGGCGCTGACTGCCCAACAAAAAGATTGATGAATCCCGCTCGCGCGAGTGCTTCCACAAACCAATCGAGGCCCGGAATACTCCCCAAGCGCTCTACGCCGCCAATATTGCGAAGCAACGCAAGAAAGTCTGTTGTGGCCGAGTAAGACATTGAGAACCCCTATATTGCGTGCGAATCCTCGGCTGTATACAGCGTGTTCAGCGTGACGCCTACGCTTGCAGGATTCGCGGGCCACGCGCCCGCCGCCTTCGGCCCGTAGATCGAAACGGGGTTGAGTCCGTAGTTGCCAAAACCTGCCCACAATAGGAAGTAGTCGCCGTTCACGCCAATGTCGGCTGTAGGCGCAGACGTACCGAACCATTTCAACGCCGGTTGATAGGTCAGTGGCACGGCAAAGAGAAAGTGGCCCCACGGGTCTACGTCACCGCCTGCGTCCGTTGACCGCTTGCTGTATATGTTCCACGCCTGCACATCAATGTATAGGTCACCGACAACGCCCGCCTGAGGCACAGGTGGCCCGTTGCCACGCGCAATCGAGCCAAACTGCTTGGCCTGGAAATAAATGCCGCCTTGCATTGTACCGTTGTCAAATCCGGAAATTGGAGCCTCCCCTAGAGGGCATGCGAATCCTCCGCCGTATACAGCGCATTCAACGTTACCGCAACATTTGCCGGATTGCTCTGGATGCCGATCTGCAAGACCGGCGTTCCGGCCGCAGTGCCCACAGGCGTCGGCTGCACATATTCGTCCACAATGCCGATTACGATCAGTTGCGTCGAACTGCTAAGCGCAATTGGCGCACCTTCGTCCGCGAGTCCGATCGGAAGCACAAAGCCCGCACCTGTATTCGATATGGACGTGTTCGGACCGTTGCCGTTTTCCGCCCACACACCGAAAGCAGTTTTCGGCCCGTACATGGCAGGCTGGAGGCCGTAGTTGCCGAAACCCGCCCATGCCAAACAGTAGTCGCCCGTGACGCCCACACTGTCGCCAGGTGCCGACGCGCTGAACCATTTGAGCTGATTTCGGTAAGTGACCGGGACGTTGAAAAGGAAATGGCCCCATGGGTCTACGTCGCTCCCGGCTTCGGTAGAGCGTTTCGTGTACAGGTTCCAGGCAGCAACATCTAGATAGAGATCGCCGACAAGCCCGGCTTGCGGCACGGGCGGCCCGTTGCCGCGCAGGATCGAGCCAAATTGCTTGGCTTGGAAGTATATCCCGCCTTGCGATGTGCCGTTGTCGATGCCTGCCATGGCGTCACATCTGCGCTCCCACGTCTTCGGAGCGCGTTACTTGCATCGCCATGTTGACGCCAGTCCCGTCGCCGTTGTTGATGTTCAGAATGCGGAGCCGCACCCATCCGGCGCGGTGCGCGCGCCTGGACGTGGCGACTACCATATTCTGCCACTGATCGATAGGCCACGCGTTGCCGCCGGCTACTTGTTCAGCTCCCGACGCCCGCATTTCCATGAGCACGGACGCCTCCGGGGCGATCGGCGACATGGTGACCGCGCTCATTTGTGCAGAGCTAAAAGCGATCGAAGCGCGAGCGATGTTGATCGAGATGTTGTCGCCTGTGTTGATAGGCAGCCAACCAGTTGTTTGCCCGATCGTATCAGCGTAGCAGCAATCAAATTGCCTGTTAAGTGCTTTCGTGCCTCCGCCTTGTCGGTAGAACATGCTATGCCTCCAAGTATCGTACAGCGTTCTGTAGCAAGTCTGTACGATCTTTGAAACAACCGAGTCCTATATTGCAGTGGTGGCATAGAAGTCCGCGTACGGCGTCGGTCGCATGATCGTGGTCTACGCAAATCTTAATGCCAATAAACGCAATTCCGCAGATAGCGCATTGAGCACCTTGCGAAACAAGCAACGCTTGAAAATCTTCTAAACCCATACCGTATTTGTAGGTAAGCCACGTGGCTTGCCTTCGTTCGGCTGACTTATTTCGAAAAGTCTCATCTCGGCCGTACCGCTCTTTGGCCTTTTCGATCAGGCAAGCTTGGCAATACGTGCTACCATTAACGCGTTCGCGACGATGCTGTGCAAGGTCATGCCCCCGCTTGCAAAGCGCTTTACGCTTTGGTCCTGTAGGTCCTCGCATCATTTCTGGTTGCTCAGTGTAGCCATTGCCGCTTCGGCGGTCTGAACGCTGCTTTCAGCGTCAGCAACGATCGCCTCAATTGCAGAAAAGGTGTTGTCGCCATGGACCTCCAATGCGTCAAAACGTCCCATGATGCTGTCCATGCGCGCATGCAGCGCCGCCGGAACTTTGCCCATGCGTGCCGCTAGGATGTCTGCTTTGTCCTTAAGGGCCATCCGCCTCCCCTCTGCAATCAAAACCCGCATAGATTCGAATCGATCCGCGGCTATGCTCAACTGCGCCACGATGGGCACTTGTGATTGCTGCCCGAACACTGCCGCCCCCGCTACTTGGATTTGCGCGTGACCGGCTTTTCGCCCTCTTTGCGCGTGCCGTTGAAGATCATGGCCGCGTGTTTCTTCAACAGCGCGCTGGGCATCTTAGGGTGCCCGGCGCGCAATTCCCGCTTAATCGCTTCGTACCGGCGCGGCATGTGGTCTACTTCGGTTCATCCCCGCGCGTGCGGGGAACGCGACAAGCTGCTGAAGAAACACGCAGCCATGATCGGTTCATCCCCGCGCATGCGGGGAACATGCAGCTCTACTTCTTGTTGTAGCCCATGGCCTTCGATGGCTTGCCACCCATGCCTTCTGTGGTGCGCTTGCCGTCCAGGCCAGTCCGCCGGCCGCCGAAGGCCGTATTGCCGTGGTAGGTCACGCCGTCGTTCAGGCCCCCGCCATCGGATAGGTTCGTTTTGGCGAGCCTGCGGTTGCCGGTGCTGATATCGGCGGCGCCGCCGGGAAAGCGTTTCAGTGGCCCCGCAGGCACGGCAGGACGGCCGCCAAATTTGGTTGTCGGCGGGCCCATTAGGTTTGGCGTCATGTCATTCTCGCCGCTCGGATTGAAGCCCGTTTTGTGACCGCAAAAGCTTGTCATTTGCGCCCCCTCTGTTTGCCGCGATCACACAAGCCGCCCGGCAACTTGTCCTGTGGCTGCGCAACGCGCATGATCTTGCTATCTGCCGCGGATGCCGGTAACGCGTAGCGCGAAAGCACGGTCGTCCGAATCGGACCATCATACTTCAATTCTCGAGTCGGCGGCACTCGCGGTTTGCGATTTGCTATCCCGAGCACCTTGTCTCCCATGGACTTCATTTGCGGGCCTTGCCTGTATGCGGATTGATCGGGAAACGCAACTTGTCGTTGAGGCGCGATCGCCGCTCAACATTCTTCGCCATGAGCTTTTCGGGGTAGCGCGCGTACTTGGTTGCTTTGATCGTGCCACCGTACTTGCCAGGCTGTCCCACGACTTTCATGGCTTCGCCCCCATCCATTTTGCTACCAGCGCAACAGCCACGCCGCCGCCTACTACCATCAGAAAATTCATGGTCCAGCGGCCCAGATTAAAATAGATAGCTGCCTGTGTCAGTATCTTTTCGATCTTCGCAAACCGCTCTGTCGTCTCTCTTTCGATTCTGTACAGGCGTGCCGCGTTTTCTTCGTGGCGCTGCTGCTGCGTTTCCTCGCGCCGTCGCGCGTCCGTTTCAATCATCTCCAAGCGGCGAATGATTTGATGCATATCCGCAGGGACGCTCAATTCGCTAGCTCCAATAGCTGACGGACATGGTTGTCCCTTGCACCTTGATTGCCGCAATTGCCGCCGCGCCCTGGACGGGCAGCGATGCGCCGGCCGCAAGCGAGATGGCGTAGTTCACGGAACTTGGCGTGGACCCGTCATAGGTGACGTAAAGCGGGCCGCCGATTGCCGTGATAACGGCGTACGTAGGCGGATTGTTTACTGTCGTGCCGGGTGGCGACGTGGCACCGCTTGGGACGGTCAAACCTGTCGCAACTGCAATGCTGACATTCTCTTGCGAAGGAAGCTGGATACGTGACGGGTAGTCATCGGAAACCATCCGCGACTCGCCTTGCTTCACAGCCTTGGCCATGAAGCTGTTTGGAAACAAATTTGCAGAATCAACGCCAGCCATGTTTCCAAACCCTTCGATCGAGTCAGTCTAGCGGATGGCTACCAAGCGCCGATCGGGAACGTCAAGAACAGGATACCGGCTTGCAACCCTCCGTACATGCACATACGGGCGGTTGTGTAGAAAGGAACCGCCGAATGCGGCCCGGTTGATCCGCCAACTCCGCGGAGATTAAGCGCCGGTCCGAGCGTCGGGACGGTCCCCGGTGGTACACCTGGAACGTTCGCTGCCGTGGAGGCGGGGCACGCAGAGCCCCACACGAGATTCGCGGCCGTGACGGTCGTGGCGACCGATGTGGTGATGCCCGTAGTCCCATTGAAGGCCGTGATCGTGGTTCCGGCCGGAATGGTGCAGGGCGTGATTACGTTCGACGCGGCGCATGAAATGACCGCACCTACAAGCGGAGTGTTGGCCGCATTCGGCGTTGTCGCCAATGTCAGCGCTGTGGTTCCGGCCGACGTACCGATGCCGCCGCCGCCCGACGTGTACAGCTCGCCAGAGCCCTCGGTGACCAGTATTTCGACCGGACCATTGCCGAGATCGATCCATTGCTGATTCTGGTCAAACCGCGGCTGTTTGTCCGAAGTCTGCGCGTGCGCGCCCGAAAGCATCGCGGTGACGAGCGCGAGAGCCGCAAGTGTGTTGATCGCGAGCCGACGCGCCCAGCTCTTTGCGTAGTCCAGCATTGTGAGTGCTCCCTGTAGCGTAAACGTCGCCGAATTAGTCGGCAGTGAAGCCCGCGCCGCCGCGCCAGTGGCGCGCCTGGTTGAACATGACCTGAACGACAAAACCGGGGGATGTCACATCGTTACCGATTTGCTCACCCGAATTGATGATGCGCAGCGGCAGGGTCGCTGTGGTGGCGAGCGATGCCGGATCCAGCGACATTCCTGAGATGCCGAACCGCGTGGACTGGAAGCCTGCATTAGCTTTCACATCGACGCCAAGGTCCAAATCTAGGTTGAAGGTGGCACCCGCGCCGCCACCCGCGGGAACTGTCGGCATGGTAGCCGCCATGTAGACCTGAGGATCGGTTTCGACGAATGCCCACGCCTCCGTGCTGGCCGGAGTGTACTGCCACCCGTTCTTGGCCATGTACAGCGAGATCGGTCCCCAGCCGACCACAACGCCGGCAATGACGCTGGTCGTGTCGGCGGGCACCCATCGCGAAATGTTGGCCGCCATCGAACCGTTGCCCAGCAACGAGCCGCCGCCGTTGCCGACGACAAGACCGCCGGGCGCACCGATGTTCGGAAGCAGGTCACCCGCGCCCTGAACGCCAATGGTGGCGGAGTTGATCACGACAATATCGCCGCGGAATATCGCCAAGGCGTTGGTCGCCGCGATGTGGAAAGGCCGAACGGATGCTTGCGCCTGCGGGCCGCCGTCGCCAGGCGTGGTCGGCAAAAGACCGCTGTAATGCTTAAAACCACCGCCAAGGATGGGTTGGTTAACGATCTGCACCATTGCTCGGCCCTCCCAGAGCCCCTAGAGACGAATCAGCGTCGAATCAGGCGTAGCAAATAAACTTGTCCTACGTCAAACCACCCGTATGACATTTAGTGGATTGCAAAGTGTCATACGCTGTGCTAGGACCGTACGTACACAAAGGAGTAGAGACGATGACAAATTGGCTGGCTTTTTTACTTGGCGCATGCGCAATGACCGTGCCGAGCATTCTGTTGCTTTCGCTTCTTGCCTGGAACGCACCGGAACTGTGCGACGAATTGCGCGTGGACGTACGCGATGATTCGGAGCCGCAACAATGAACATGCCTTGGGACGTACCGCCGGAACCCGTACGCGTGCCCTGGGATGTGCCATCAAAGCCTGTACGCCCAGAGCTGGTCAAAGACCCGGTAACGGGGCTGTACCCCGGTCAGATAGATGCTGATGACATTCCAGGGTTTCTGAAACGTACGTGAGGAGCGTCACAATGAACATTATGCAAACCGTACGCTGCATATCAGGCCGGCATGAACTGGTATTCTGCGAAGGCTTTCCGGTGCTGGCAGAAGATTGTATTCGCTGCAAACACTGTCCGTACGTCAGTCCGCGCGCGTTGTCGGCTCCGGCGGCACATCATCACGTAGCCGCCGGAACGCAGTCCTGACGCTATTTCCTGCACACACCTGTAATAAAATAATCGGCTTCAGGGTCTCGCATCAATTCCTGGGCGGCGACCGAAAAATCCGCCGCCGAATCGAAATACGCGATAGCCCAAGTTTTCACATCGTGTGCCGCGCGGCCGACTGATGTAGCAACACTCTGCGCAAGGTCACGCGCGAAGTCACCGTCTGTGTAGTCGTACTTGGCCGTTTCATAGAAACTAGGCCCCCGGGCTAGCTGTCCATGAAGCTTCGTTACGCTGCAAAGGTACCAACATGTCGGGCTGGAACATCCCGACGTTACCCTTGGAATCTTGGGTTGAGGCTTGGAAAACTCGGGTTGAGCGAGTGCAGGCGTTGCGAGCAACGCCAAAATAGGAAACAGAGCGATTCTCATGACACACCTCCTAAAACGAAATTGGGTAGTACATGGTGCCGGTAAAGTAGTAGCTTTCCCTTCCGTCCATCAGGTCTTCGGCAGTATCCTGGAAGCTGCCCGGATCGGTAAACGTGCCGATGTTGCCGATATTTTGGAAAATTCCGCGCATGTTCTGCGCCAGTTGGTTTGCGAAGGCAAAGGCCTCACCCTGGGTCGTCCATCCCTGACGAGGCGAGATGAAAATATTCGGACCATTGCCATAAATAATGTGGCCCGGCGGCGGATAGGAAGTCCATGCGCCATCTTGCGACAGCGCAAACCAGCACTGGCCGACAAAACAGCCGGCCGCTTTTGCAGGAACCGCAAACAAGAGCGAACACAACAACAGAGTTAGCTTTTTCATAATTTAACCCCTTTCCAGTTGTCCGTACGTTAGTCTTTTAGATAATCCTCCAATGTCAATCCGATGTCAACCTCAGCCTTTGGCATCCACGATTTAGCTTCGCGGCGCATGGCGGCCCGTACGACTCCGGTAACCCCGCTATCGCGTGCGCGCTCGAATAGCAGGATTTCGCCTTCCGCGAGCGCCATGTCCACTTCGCGGTCGTCCTTGAGCGATTCCATCGTGATGCCCGCCGCGCGTGTCGCCAGTTCCGGCGGCACGCCATCACGCAACCGCTGCAGCATCACGTCACGCGGCGTTTTGGATTGCTGTGTCCACGGGCCGAACATCGCCTACTTTACTACTGTCAGGGTGGGCTTTGAGACGTCCGGACGTACTGTAAAGTCGCACCCCGGTACTCTTTCTATTAAAAGATTGATACCTTCAATTGCCATGTACAAAGCACGATCTAGGTCGTTCATGCCGCCAAAGGTACTAGCAGCCTTGGCATAGCAATCTAGCCGCTCTGCAAGTTCGATCCATGAATTGATGGGCGCCGGTTCGTCATTCGGATTGCTCATTTTAACCTCGCGCGGTTCGTACGGGGATCGTACGTAAAAGCCGATGGATGCTTGCCGCTGGCCTTCGCTGCGCGATCGAGTGCCCTGCCCGCGGCTCCGAGTGATTCACGTTTCTGGCCCTCAGGCGTCAACCGCTCCGAATTTTGGTGTACGTGGCCGCGGTCACGCAGGATCGATAGCGCCATATCGCGCGCCTTGTGCGCCGGGGTGCCGCTGTCCTTGAGCTGCACCGTCAGCCGGTCGATTAAGCCGAGGTGCATAGACTGTTCATTGTTCATGGCTGTACCGATAGGATGAATTTTGCCTGCCGTAAGTACGCAGCCTTAAACTGCTCTGGCTGCGCCGCACACGCTGCTTGCTGCGCTGTTGGTGTCGCTAGCGCGATGTTGTTGTCCAAGATGCAAAGCATCAAAGCAAGCTGAATGACTGTCATTGTGTCATTGCTCCTACGCCAAGCCGTGCCCCTGCGTATCCGGTAAGATCGCGAACCGTACGGCCTGTACGGGTGCGCTCCGCTTTCGCCGCGGCCAATTCCGGCACAAGGTCCTCGAATCTTGCCGGGTTGCCGGCCGCCTTTTCGCGTGCCCAACCCGCCAAATCGAGTGCCGATTTCCCTGCGGCGAGGTACTTGCCGATGCCGGGCACGTTTTCCAGCCGAATTTGACTCAAGATCGATTGTTCGGTGCCTGCCGACGCAGTGCCCGCTTTCACACGCATGGCGTCCCATGCTTTGAGTGCCGATTGATCATTTTGCGCAAACGCGCGGAAGGCACGGTCTGCCTGACGGCCCGCTTCGCCTTTAAGCGCCGCAGCTTTATCCAGCTGCATGCCGTTTGTGGCATCCATCAGTCGAGCATAGCGCGTATCGAGTACCTTCAAGCGCGCGATCATCTGTCCGCCTTGCTGGTCACCAAATGCAAACGTCGCGGCCTTCTCTTGTTGTTTACGTACGCCATCCGCAAGTGCGCGATAGTCTTGTGCTGTTTGCGTACGGCCCGCCGTTGTGCTGGTCATGGCATCGCGTTCAAGGTCTAACAGCGCCGAACGTGCATCTTTAAGTTGCACCCATTTTTCCCGCCAATCCTTGGCGGGCGCTGTAACCGCCATCTCCGCACGCTCGGCGGTGTTTTGCATGGCCGGCGACATTTTCGCGGTTCGTGCGACAGCGATAGGGCCATCCGGCAGTGTTTGCTGACCCTGTGGCGGGCGCAATTCAGCTTCCCGCAGTACGGCCGCCGGATCGCGAAATGCGCGGCCAGTACCCATCTCGCCTTCAAGTTGCTGATAGCCCGCACCGATACGTGCTCGCTCGACCGCCGCCGGCCGCGTCACCTCGGCTTCACGTTGTGGCACGCCTTCCGCCGTGACCTTGTGTGCGTACGCGGCTTCATCGGGCTTCAATCCTGCGTCCTTAAGTACGGTTTCTGCTTCTGTACGCGCCTTGTCCGCAGCGTCGTACTTCGGATTTGGCGCGGCGCCAGTCGGTCCTGCGATCTTCGGTTGTTCCGTTTTCAGGACTTCATCCGCATCGTAGAACTTTTTTGCGGCGCTCTGTATCGCGGTTTGCGCGTCAGGCGAGAACATTGACCATACCTTGTGGCCGGCCATGCCAAGCGCGCGGCCAAACATTTCACTCAGCCCCGCGCCCGCTGCCCCCTGCGTGGCGGCTTCGGCCACGTCGCCTGCGTCGCCACCCTCGATAGCCTTGGCGCCGCCCTCGACAGCACCCGCGCCAAGCGTACGCGTCAGCGCGCCAACGACAGGCCGCCCCTCGGGCGCAACGCCAAGCACACCTCCCAGGGCGCCCTGCTTTGCAATCTCGGTCGGGTTTTGCGGATTGCCACTGAACCAGTCTTTGAGTATCTGACCGCCCGCGCCGCCCGCAGCGCCGCCGCCGACAACGCCCGCGGGCCCGGCCATGCCGCCGGCCATGGCGCCAACTATCGAACCGCCTTCGGGGCCGTATTGCTTCGTTGCTTCAACGCCGCCTTCCGCATCACGACCGAACAGCAGCCCGGCAGCCACCCTCTTGTACCACGGCATTTCACCGTAGTTCTTAGAGATAGCTTCGGCCTCAGTCATGCGCGGTGCGCGCTGATTCGCTGACAGGGGAGGCGCTTCGGTGCTTCCGCTGGCCAGCATGCGCGCGCCCGCTGCGGCGCCCGTTGGTGCATCCGTGCCGTTGTAGCGCGCCTCCCACAGACGTGTGAAATCGCCCGACGTAACCTTGTTAACGTCGCCACCCGCCGCCGCGCGCATTGTAGGCGTCATGTTGCCCCAAACGGCCTGCTTGGCGAGCGAATCCGTACGGTAGTACGGCTTTAGGTTCTGCCACGCTACGCCGTCCGGATTGTGCAAATGCGCTTCCAATCCGGCCTCGCCTTGTTGGTGCATCAAATAGACGTTTGCAGCCGTTGCCGGGAAGCCGTCCTTTGTCAGCTTTGCCGCGCGGGTCTGCATATCCGTCTTGAGCGCCGTACGGGTTTGCTCAACGTCATCGGGGTCAGTGATGCCATGACTTAGCATCTCCCCTTTCGACCACTGGCCGAGCCCAACATACGAGCCTGTCTTCTGGTTGGGCTTAAAACCGCTTTCCATTTGAATCGTACGGTTCGCCGCAGCGTCTAACGCTTGCGGGTTGTCGAGCTTCATTCCGGGCGGAAGCCCACTACGGCCCGGAGTACTACCGCCGACCGGTGGCGAAGGCGTGCCGTCCGGGCGCGTTGGTCCGCCACCCGCCGCAGGCCCAAAGGTGCCACCGGTTGCACCCATGGTCGAGGGGTTACCCGCGGCGGGTGGCGAAGACGGCTGTTGTACGGGCGCGGCAGTAGTCGCGCCCGGAATGCTGCTGCCCGTGGGGAGCATGACACGCCGATCGCCGACTGCGACCATCGGATAACCGGCAATCTCGCGTTTGCTGTTGGCAACGGCGCTGTTGTACGTTGCCAGCAATTGCGGATCGCCGGTCAATTCTTTCGAAAGCCCTAAATCTTCCAAATTCATGCCGTAGCGGCCGGCGGTCTTGAATGGCTGACTAAGACGCTCACTCGCCTCTTTCACCAATTCTTGATGATTGAAATTGGCAACCGCCTTAATGCCTTCGATCGAAGGCGGCGCTGCACGCTGTGACGCCGGCTTTCCGAACCACTCCTTAAGTGCTGCGGTTTCGTTCGCAATCGTATTGCGCGCCTTGTCGATGTTGCCGTACTTTGCTTCTAACATTTTCGTCAGGCCGATACTGCCCGCGGCCTTTGTGCCTTCCGCAACGTCGCGGCCAACCGCGCCAAGAGCGTCAGACAGGTACGCCATGCCCGCGGCGGATTTGTACAGGTCCGGGTTGTTTGCAGCAGTGACAAAATCGCGACTGATCTTGTACTTGCTAAGTAAGCCCTTGACTTCGTCAGCACCGAGCTGTCCGGTAACGGTTTTGATTTGATCAGGCGACGCGGTGTTCCACGTTTTGCCGAAATTGTTAATGTCCTTCGAACCGGGCGGTCCTTGTACGCCTTGCTGATCGCCATAGCCAGGCAATGTCACAGCCTTGAAACCGGGCACTTGTTCGCTGTTGCTGAACTGGTAGCTACCTTCGATGCGGCCGGCGACCTTTTCATCCGTGATCGGCACAGCCTGCCCGAGTTGGTTTTGCCGTACAAAAAAGTTGCTCACCATGCGATCAGCGTTGCTATACTTTGCTGTGATCGCTGCGCCGCTGCGTTTCCAGTCATCGACCTTCTGCGGCACTTGGCCGGGCTTAAGGCCGATGGAGCCCCAATCTTGGTCGCTAAGGCCGTTACGTACAGAATCGTATGCTTGCTGATCACGGTGCTGCGCCGCCGCATTGAGTGCAGTCAGACCTTGCTGCACAACGCCGATATGCTGTTGCAATTTCCCGATCGCTTCTGGCGCATACAAGTTCGCTCGCGCCGCCCATTCGGGTGATGTGCCCTGCAGAGCGAGATAAGCGTTGTAACTACCTTCCTCTTTCCACTGCCGCAGTTGCTCGTTAGCGAGGGTATCGTCGGTAGCCGCTGCACCGAACTGTCCGGGATTGCGCAATCCCTGATTCACGGCACGTTGCTGTATGTCGATTTGATGCTGTTTTTGTTGCTGAATGGCAAGCCATTTTTCTGCAATTTGGGGGATGGCCTGCCGCGCTTCGTCAGCACCGCCGAATATTTGCGCCCATGGATTGGTAGCGATCCACTGTGCCCGCTCACTTTGCTGGCGCAACTGATTCGCGGCAGCGTCAAGCGGCGATGAGTTAGGAGGTGCAGGATCGTAGCGCGGGCCAAAAAGACTGCCATGAGGGCCGAGGAACGAGCCGCCAAAACCGCTGCTTTGCGGCTGCTGGTCACTGTTTTGCGGGGGCGCCGGCGGTTGCTGATCGCCGCTAAAGTTCAACCCGCTGCCGAATTGCCCGCTATCGCCATCCGCCATTGTGCCAGCCCCCGCTCATCTAGGGAGCTGATTCGTAGCACAGCCGGCGCAGCTACTCAATCCAGCCTATGGCTTGGATATCATCCTCGCAAACCGGCGTTGCAGCTTTTCATCGGACAGACGCGCAACCGCACAGCCGATGGTAACCGCGTCTTCGTCCCTTGCCCCGCGCAACAGCCAGTCCCGGACGTTGTGATGCGGAATGTGGTGCATAACGCTTGCATAGGACGGAACGCCCGCAAGTTCCTTTTTGCCCGCGCGCGTCTTCACCCATTTGCGGAGATGCTTGTTTTGCACATGGCGCAAAAGTTTCCACATCAAATCGGCGCTCCTGGGAGCTTAATTGCGGCCCATTGCTTTAGAGGCGTGACACCCTGATATTGGCCATCCTTGTCCATGGCGCCAATGATCAGGATTTGCCGAATGGCGTAGTCCCCATCGCCCATGTGCACAACCTTGACAGCATCCCCGGTTATGTACGCGATCTTGCGGCTACCGCAAGCCTTCTCTTCCCCGCCGAAATGGGCGTTGGCGTCCTCGATCCATTCGCGATCGCGCTCAAAATCGTTAAATCGCGCTATCAAATACTCAACTTGTGCCTGCGTATCGCAGTAGACGCCCTGATCATAAGCAACGTCAAGGTTGCTAGCTAGCGTTAGTGAAATGGCAAGCACTGCAGGAGCGAGGATCATAGGGGCGTCACTTTCCCTTTACCCGGCATTCCGCCGAGATGATCAGCGGGGTGGGGGGATGTCGAATGGATTCGGCCAAGCTGATGCAGTTGCCGTAGTAGCCCGCCGTGACCTCGAACGTGTGGGGGTGACCGAGCCGCAGCATCGTGACCACGAGTACAGATGGCAGAGAAATAAGGGACATGGGCGCGCGATCTCCGGCTGCCTTAGGAAACTGATTCGTAGCACAATTGCGACCGACATTCAATCGACCTTGGTCCAGTGCGTCCAAGCCGTCGTCACGGCTCCGTAGTAGCGCGTCAGCTCGCTACCGTCCCAGCGTACAGTTACCCCGCCGCCATCCGTGTCCGTGACGCTGCCAGCCGTCCCGGCCATGGGATTCGCAATACGGTCGCCCGGTTTCAGCGCAGCAAATTCCTTGATGTTCATTGCACGATACCCCTCACAAGGTCCGTCACACATGCCGCAGCCATGGTGACCGAAGCACCAGACCGTCCGCTCCCTCATCTGCGTTCCGGTATGTATTCGTAGACCATTACACGAAGGCCGGCTTTCCGAATAGCGCTCAAATGCTCGTCAAGGAAACGCGGATCGAAGATTTCGATCCGACGCTTCCGTACCCAATCCAAGCCGTAGTCGGTATTGCCGTGCACACTTACCCACGGGCGGCCAGGCTTGATGACGATATCAATATCAGTCATTCCGGCCTCGTCCAACCCGTCAATATCGTGCTCGAAGGCTTCGCAGTCTCTTGACACAAATAGCGCTCGACCAGCGTAGCATAGCCCGCAATGTCGTGCCAATGATCCATGTGATTGCGATCACCTTCGAGAATGCGCGCGATCTTGTGTTGAATCATTTCCAAGGCTTCGCGCTGATGTGGTGTCAAGCTCTTGTAGTTCGTCGCGCGGCGCATAACATCAGATAGCGCTTGCGAGATTTCCGCCTGATCAACGAAAGCGCCGTGCACGGCATGACGCTCCGTTAGCGTTTTGCCAATATCGCTCATTCGTCTCCCCCGTCGTCTTCCATAATGTCAACGATTGCCTTCATGATGTTTTTCAACTTCGCACCCTCAACGCTGCTTTCCGTAATATCGCCAAGCCGACGACGTACGCGATCAATCTGCGCCTTCCGCGAACGCCGCGCGTCCGTTTCGGCAGTAGTGCGGCGCTCGCGCATGTCAAAAGTTTTCATGTCAACACATTCCATCCGGGCTATCGTCGCTGGGAGCGGTGAAAAGTTCCCATACAATCCAGACCACTAACGCGAAAAACAGCACTAGGACTATGCTGGCGATTGTCGCTTGCATGTCAATAGGCCGCCTTGAAAGCAGGCTCGGGCTTTGTACTGGCAACAGCGACAAGCGCCATGCCTTCCTCGCCGAGCTTCTCCAGCGCAGCCGGCGATTGCAACTTGAACGCCTTAAGCCCGTACGTGGCGAATGCGAGATCAGCTGCTACAGTTTCGTCATGCCAGAAGCGATGCTTGGCAATCGGCTTGCGCATGGCGCCAGCGATTGACATGCCATCGGCAATAACGCGCATTTGGATGCGGCTATCGATCACTTCGATGAAGCTAGCCGCAGCCTGCATAGTCTTGGCAAGCGGCACAAGCTCATTGTCATTGATTGCAGCAACGTCGAGCGCTTGCAGCTCGGACACGATTGCGTCAAGGGCAGATTTCAGTTCAGCGGGGGTCCGGTGGTTTTTCATGTCCGATCTCCATCGTTTCGAATGGTGGCGTTCTAGGGTGATTCGCGGCTCGAGTCAAGGGCCGTTAATGATCACCATAGCCACAAATGCCACAACAACGAGCGCACCTGCGACGAGCATGAGCGCCGCTAAAGCGCGAGCTACGTTTGCGCCGAACGCAAATCCGACAAGCGCAATCAAACCAGCCGCAGTCAGAAAATGGTGCATGTCACTCTCCAGCGTTTGAATTACGATGGTCGTACGTGTAGCCGGTTGTTCAAAGCTTGTCAAGCGTTCGCATTTGGCGCTGTGAATATCTTTTCGACGCGTCGGTGTCCATGCCGAGCAACCACGCAAGCCGGCCAATCTCGTGCTTTTCGTACTTATTCGCGCAAACCGCGTCCCAATGCGCCACAGCAGCACGACCGTTGATCGGCGAGGCCGCAATTGCGATCTTCAGCGCGTAACTAGCCGGTTCATTGCAAGCCGCAACGATCCGCTCTTTGCGTTTCGTGCGTTCAAAATCCGTGCGCGCCAGCCGGCTTACCGCAATCAAGTCGTCAATCACGCTTGCAAGCAATCCGCCGCACAATTCCGCTTGTTCGTGCGTTAAGCCGGCATCCGTACAAGCCGCCGTTAAAGCCGGCGACGTGAACCGTACCAGCTTACTGCGAATAGCCGAACCGTGCCTGCTAACTTGCTCAATTGCATAGCCGGACAGCCGGGTCGTCAATTGCGTGCTCATGCGATCCGTCATAGCCGATCTTGCGCTTTCACACAACTAAGTTTTGCCCCCTCTTTCTTGGCTAGCCCCAGCGTAGCGGTCGGGGCTAGCCCCCAGGGGGCAGCCCCTCCTCCGGAGGAAGCTATCTGGCATTGCACACCTCTTGACAGCATACATTGCACTGTCCTAAGACCGTACCATCAGGGGTCTGTGAGATACCCATGAGACCGCAATTACAACCCCCGGAACCATAGGAGAGCAGAAAATGGGCTTTTTGCGCGGACAGCGGACTGCTGGCGGATTCCCGCCCAACGGCCAAATGAGCAATCCTGATCCCGGCCGGCACTCCAGGGATGGATGGCAATTCGTCGCAGAGCGCGAAAGCATCCAACTCCAAGGCAAGCAATACCGGCACATGAAAGAATGGTCGCGACCATGCGCAATCTGCGGCACTCATTTCTCGATCTTTGAGAAGAGCGGCGCTGTGGATGCCAATTCACGATTCGGCAACAAGACGTGCGAACACCATCGCGGATTGCTTCCTGCAATGGAAAAAGGCCTGATCAAATGGGATACTGGCACAAAACGATTAGTTGCCGGCCTCATGCTCGGCACGGACCCTACGCAACCACTCGGCGACATGACCACGGTGGAGCAATTTCAAATGATCAAAAGCACTATGGAACAAGAGATCGCGTGCCTAAATGAAGACAATACGCGTTTGTTCGCTGAAAACAAACAACTGCGCGCCGAACTCGCTAAACAAAAAGGCCCGTGGTAGTCCTTAGTGATCACAATTTCGTGATATGCGTATCCTTAAGGACAGGTATGCAAAAATAGTTCTTGCAATCCTTTAGGACTGTGCTAAATTAAGCAT